TTCAAGGTCAGTAGAAAGAGCTGCCAATGAATCCGCAAAAGCTCCGTTAACAATATTTGTGTCCTCTATATTCCAATCCCTTACATTTTTGAATACCTCAGGTACCCTATCAGGTGTCTCATATCCCATGTTATTCGTATCAAGGTCAAATATTTGCGCGAATTGCTTATCCAAACGGGCTTCAGGATCAAAAAACATAGTGCCTCCACCTTGTCTTTGTACTGCTCCAGCTATTTCACAAAGTAAGACAGTTTTACCAGAAGAACTCGGACCAAATGCCTCTACCAATATCCCTGCCAGCAATCCACCACCTCTAACTCTTCCACCTGATATTGCCAAATCCAACAGAGTAGAACCGGTTGGAATAATAAGATCAGGATTTCCTTCAAGTTCTGTGCTTTCTTTTGGTTTTTTATTATTCTGTACTTTTCTTTTTACCTGACTGGATAGTTTTTTACTGCCTCTTTTCATCATTCGAGTCCTTTTATTATCAAATTAATATACTTCTCTTCAACTCCTCTTTTCCGTAGATATTGAGAAGTCTTTAATTTGAACTCCTCAAAATCTTTAGTAGTTGGTGAGTTATACATTTTAGATTTTTCAATTCTCCATTGATTTCGTACCTTATTAACAATCAATCCAATCAAATCATACGAATCTTTCTCCTTACTCCACTCATCTAATAATTCAACAATTACCTCGGTCTTAGATTGATTATGTGCTACGCTGTATAGGCTCATCAATGAATTAAGTGCCTGCGGGATATAACCACCCGCAAACACTCTTTCTTCTTTTCTTGTTCTCCTTTGTTTGAATTCTTCCATTGATTCTATCCCTTATTTTTTGTGTATTCTTCATCACACTCTTCCCAAATTTCACAGTCCTCACACTCAGGATATTCATCAGTATCCACACCAAATTTATGACCATGAGGACATCGTTCATCATCACCATCCGGTTTTTCTTCTTTTTTCTTAGAGCGTGATGAGCGTCGAGAAGTTCGTTTTTTCTTTGACTCTTCATCTCCGTCCTCATCTTCATCATCATCCGACTCCTCTTCTTTCTTCTTTGATTGGGTAATTTTTCTCTTTTTCGTGATTTTCTTTGATTTGTCATCATCATCTTCATCCGGTTCCTCTTCCTTCTTCTTTCTACTCTTTAATGACTTTGATTTTCTGCTGATTTTCTTTGATTTGTCATCATCTTCATCTTCATCATCCTCCTCTTTTTCACTTTCAGAAGTCTGTTCCTCATCTTCCAAATCAAAGAATTTCATTTCAAGTTCTTCGTATGAAGGTATTTGAATCATAGCATCCAAATCAGGAACCTCATCAACAATATCCTCATCATACTGTTCTTCACGATCAACTGGGTAACAGTCCACTGCTTCAAAGAACTCAGACTTTTTGTTTTTCTTATCGATCTGTTTTCTTTTAAATTTTATACCAACTGAAACGCCTTCATCTGGGAAGTAAAAGTCTTCTAAATCAGGTTTCTCATCCATATCATCATCGAATTGTTGTTGGAAAAGGTAATCCGACTCATCCCACACGTGTATTTCCGCTTCATAGTCTTCATCATCAATAGGCACAACGGCGTAAAGATTACGAACGGTAGGGAATAGTTTTTTTGCTTCTTCCTTACTGTCTTCATCCCCTTTATCGAATAATTTTTGACGGTACTCACAAATAGGACATTTCAATCCTTCTGTGCCTCGACAAATGAATTTTTTGAAGCCTACCCGGTGAATTTTGAAAGGACGTTTATACCAGGGGTTACCTTCTACTGCTCTACCACTCGATTCCTTTCTATCCATGTGCTTTTTACTTTGGACAATGTAAGGGAGTATATCAATAACTCTTTCTCCTTTACCGGGTTTCCAAAGTTTAACACCTTTGGGAAGTGTTAAGTATCCAAAATTGGATCCTTTCTTTTCTCTATCTTCACGCTCTTCGCGTAAATGATCTTTTCTGAATCTGTTTTCTTTCTTTTTTGCCATTTTACTTTGTTTTTAGCGTTTACGTTTTATTTTCCTATGTACTCTTTCATTTGATTCTTCACGTTTTTTTGCTCTCTTTTCCCTTTCATCCTTTAAATCACGTGGTATTTTAGGACCTGCAAAATACATTTGTCCATGTAATTCAACTAAATTTTCCAATGCTTTTTTTCTTGTCCAATTTATTTGTTCATAGGCCAATTCAGCATAATCCAATTCATATTGAGCATCTAACAATTCTTCAATAATTTCTTTATACTCATCATGATTTCTGTAATATGCTTCAATATCATTTGAATTTGGTTTTTCCTTTCCGATCTCCTTCATTGGGTTTTTATTTGCCCGTAAAATCAATTCGGATCGTACTGTCTTCTTTTCTTCTTCCAATGCACGAACTTCTTTTCTCTTTTCAGAAAGATATTTCGCGTAACGCCGTACCAATTCAGCTTGTTCAAGCCATTCTACATCCAATGCAGAATCATCAATGTGTAAATCTCTTTCATAGTTAATATCCATATCTTTTATGATTTAGATAAATTATTATAAATACCATCTTTTTTGCCATCTTCATACCCTTCATTATATCCATTTTGAATCAACCCTTTCAAAAAATCATATAAAGCTAATTGTATTTTCATCATTTCACCGGGACTTTTATCACTTGCATTACCCATCTGTAAGAGTAAATCAGTAAGTAATTTATTATACGCTTTTTCGGTCTCTTTATCAAAATTAGTCCTTTTCATATATTTATCCGTTTATTATTGCATAACAAGCAAGTGACAACATGTAAGGATTATAGAATGGTTCAGAAAATTCTTCCATAATCTCCGCGGCTTTATTATTCACACCTCCAAGAATTATCGAATTACAGTAACTGAGAACATGATGACGGATAGATTCAGGATTTTCCTCAGAAAGACCTTTAATAATTTTTGTTACCTTTTTCCAAGGTGAGCCATCAATCAAAGCCCTACATAATTCAATGGATTGATGTTTCTGCTCGGCTGTTTTTCGAGCAATTTCCAATCTCTGATCTTCATCCACCCTCAAAGTCTGTTCCAATATTTGTAGTGCATTACGAGGATGTCCTAATGAATCCATCGTTATTTGTTCTACCAATTCCTTATCAATATTCTCCCCCTCTTTTCGAGTGACTTTCTTCAGCAGCCTTGACATTGTTTTGTCATTCAGAGGTGATACCTCAAAGTGACTACATCTACCTTTTATAGTTGCAAGGAGTTTTTGAGGATCAGTGGTACAAAGAATGAATATGACATGTGAAGGGGTATCCTCTAATGCTTTCAATAAGGCATTCTGAGCTTCATTTGAGGAAGAATTTCCTCCTCGACCGAGCATGTGGCACTCATCTAATAGGAATACTCGTAAAGGACTTTGTTGAGGACGGTAGTACATTTGATTTCTTATTTCTCTGACCGTATCAATTCCACGAAATTGTGCCGAATCAACCTCCCTATAATCATTTCCCTCACTACCGAGTTCACGGGCAAGAATTCTACCAAGGGTAGTTTTTCCACAACCTGTAGGACCTGTGAAAAGAAAGGAATGGGGAATCTCTTTTTCATTATGATAATCCTCAACAATGCCTTTTAATGAGGCAATAGATTGGGTATTACCGAGTACTTCATCAAATGTTTGTGGACGATATTTTTTGTATAGACTCATTTATTACGATGTTTTAAAATTTCACATAATGTTTCTTTACTAAGTTTATTGATTGTGTTCTAATATAATTGATGCCCCTCTTATACATCTTTATATGTCAAATGGTAATGTCTTTGTTTTCATAGTTTAAGTATTTTGTCGATTTTATTTTTCATCTCACGAAAAAACCATTCATTATTACAATGCATATTAATAAGGTGAGATAGGGTTTCACTAAGCTCTTTTAATTCATTAACCTCACTCTCATACATATAGAAAATATTAAGTTGAAAATTATGATTATTAAGTTGAAAATTATGATTATTATTTTTGCTATTTTCTTCAATTTTCAACTTCTCATCCTCACTCATTTTCTGAGCCCCTGCCATAAACATATCTCTGCGAAGATATTCTGAAAAATTTATTCCTTTTTTCAGAATATGATCTAATTCCTCTGAAGCTATATGCTTCACCACCATAACCTTTTTCATAATATCTTATTTTTATATTATTATACAAAAAATTTTTAAATTTCAATTTCTACCATCTCCGACCAAGGCCTGTCGACTGGAGCGATTTCAGCATCAATGTCAAGTGGTACAATAATCCAATCCCATGCTTTTGGTAAATCTACTGTCGTAATTTTCTTTGCTATCTGTAATACATGATCCTTTTCATCAGGATGTACGTCCAATACCACCTCATCATGTATTTGTCCAATCAAACGAGTTTTCCAATCCTCTAATCTCATCACCTTGTCTAATTCAATGAAAGACCATAACAAACAATGAAATGCCGATCCTTGTACCGGGTAATTTATAACCTCGTTCTTTTTCATATAGCCTTTAACCCGGAACTTTGTCAGCATATCAACATAACCATATTTTTGATACAAAGAATACCAAAAGTCTTTCCATTTCTTATATGCTGGAAATCTGTTATTCCAAAAATCATCCTCAATGTCTTTTAAATGATCCACAAAATGATCAAACGTCTTTATTCCTTTCTCATGTAAGTGATCCGTAATCGTCTGATCCTTATTTATATTTACGCCTTTGCCGGGTTTCCAACGTCCTTTGTTTGGTAATTTCAACCATTTAGCAATACTCAAGGCATTGTTCTTATAATAATCGCCGTAGAATTGAGGAAATACAAATGAATTCTTTATTGCTGAACGTAGGTAAGAATGCTCCGGGATTGACGTGTCAAAATCATCCATAATAAATATCTGCTCTGTCATATCACCATGCATGTCCGATGAATCACTTTTCAAATAATTCAACATGGTAGGGTCTTTATGATAACAGGCGGCTATGGAGACTTCAAGTTTTGAAAAGTCAATTGCCATTAATTGATGGCCTTCACGTGGATACAGTGCTGATCGAATCATTTTACGGGCATCTTTTTCGCGCTTGGGAATGTTTTGAAAGTTAGGGGCATTTGAGGAAGATCGAAAAGTCGAAACGGTATGTAGATTGAAGAAAGGATGTACGACCCGGCCTGATTGTTCTCTGACGAGTTGTGCCAAATAGGTATCTCTGATTTTCTTTAGTCTCCGAGTTTCCAGTAGTATATCCAGTGCTTCAATCTCCAAGTATTCCAGCGCCTCTTTATCGACTTTTCCCCGTCCTGTTTTTGTTGTTTTGTAAGGTGTATAATTCAATACATTATACAATACCTCACCGAGTTGAGGATCAGAATTGAGATTTATATTTGCTCCATATTTCTTTTTCCAAGCCTTATACAAATCAGTCTTTTTGAATTTTTCATCATTCTTTTCAATCCGATTTGTAAGCTGCTTTTGCTTTCTTTTCAAATAACGCATATCGACTCTTATACCTTGCTTTTCAGCACGTGAAAGAGCCAATATACCATCATGGAATAATTGATAGGCCTGTTGTGTCTGTGGATTTATATCTATTTTCATAACTAAACTAAAATGGTAAAAAGTCAAAATTCATCTGCTGCATTTGTCTCATTGCAAGACGGTATTCATAGAGACTATCTAAAGCACAATATGTCAATAACTTTTTTCTGCCTCTCTCAGTTTCTGCCAATTCCTCTACCCGATTAAAAGCGTTTGCTCCTTCCCTCGTACCTTTCAAATATTTATTAATATCCGAATCATAATCAATAACTCCAAATTGAACATACGTTTGAAATTTCAATCCGGTTATACCTGGGCGATTGTCCAATATATGAGCCGCAAGCATCGAATCAAAAGCCCAATTAATAACTGGTTGACCCAATATCACATCACTCCATATCTCTTCGAACTTCATATTATGAGCCATTTTTGAGATTTTAGGATTTTTCAGTAGATCAATAAAGGGCTGTCTTTGCTTTTTTGACTCAGGCATCATAAACGCATATACTTCCGAGTCACTCACAGCAACGGAAGCACATACGATTTTATGTCCTTTACCATAAGGTTTCAAGCCGGTAGTTTCATAATCAATTGCTACTAAATCGGTTTGTATGTCATTAAGGATTGAAAGGTCTTCTATATAATGTATTTTCTTTTTGTCAAATTTTGGAAAATATGAATTAACCGTTTCAAAAGCTCTTTTCAAATCCTGTTCCCAAATCGTATTACATGCTTTATCATCCATGCGTTCTATATAAGAGGGATGATATACAGGAGCAATCCAAGCATCATGTTCCTTATCAGGTATTATCCACCCCCTCCATTTCGTGATACCTCCAAAATCTTTCTTCCACCTATGTCCAATTAAACTATACAAAGCGGCATTTCCCAGTGCAATGATTAATTTTGGTTGATTTTCTGAGATGGTATTGTCAACAATGACTTCACGACAACAGTCAATTTCATGGTTTTTAGGAGTTCGATTTTTAGGAGGACGGCAGTTGACGGAATTCACATTCAGACAATCTTCAAATAAATCTACTTCCAATCGACGATATGTTTTTTTCAAAAGCCTACCTACTTTGCCCTGCCATTGTCTTCCTTTTTCATCTTCTCTTTCTCCCGGAGCCTCTCCAATGTTCAATATTTGTTTTGAGAAGTTACCATACGGTTTCATTTTTGGAGTCAGGGCATTGCGAAAAAGACCACACGAGGCACAAGAAAGGCTTTTTCCTTTTATCTTTGTCGACTGGGTTTCTTTTTGTGAAAAAAATCCTTTATTCATTATCTTCCTTTAATGCAGTTACATAAATCCATGAACTCGCTTCAAATTTCAGCATCTGTGGAGACATGGTGAAATCTAATGTACGGGAAAGTATATCCCGTAATAGATAAGGAGTGATTTGAAAGTTTCCTTCTGATTTATTTTCCGTTTTAGCCCATTCCTCAAATTGTGAGCCAGTTTCTGACTTCGCTTTTAAAGTCACCTTATTTTCTTCAAATATTACAGATACTGATTCATCCAATATATGATCTCTCTTTGCAAATACGGAAGCCCTGTCCAGTATATCAATTATATCATCCGGTAGTTTCATATCTTCCCCCCTTACCTCTAATACATTTGTGGTATCAGGGTATTCTTCATCAGCAAATGTACGGGCTGATATAATGGTTCCTTCTTCATTACGAAAATGCACCCATCCTTCAGATAATGAGATTTCGGTAGGTTTTATTTTCACTACCTCTCTCACTGAATCGGCTTGAATTAAGAAAGTATCAAAATCAAAACCATCGTCAAACATATATTGACCGATTCTGAAACCATCTGAACCCTCCATAAATCCATCGGCGTTGATGTGTACGCAGGTGAGTTTTGGTTTCGACATATCCCGCGTGCAACATCCCATCGTGAAAGTCAAAGCATCAGTGAAATCTTCAGGTAACTCCTCCCAATCCTCTGTTTCCGATATTTCATTCAATGGTAGAAGTATTTTATTTTCTAATACTAATTCTACCTTTGTTTTACCACTTCTCATCAGTATTTTCCCATCTGATATACGAAGTTTTATTTCCTCGGATTTAAGTTTAGAGAGGATTTTATACAGTTCCTCCGCTTTGATTGCTCCTTCGAGGTCAAGTCCCTCGACAGGGTGTGAAATACTTATTTTGTCATTAAATGTAATGACCTTACCACCAATAAATGCAAATGAAGTGGATTGGTCAAGTATTTCCTTTGTACTTAATCCCGGACGTACTTTTTCCAGTGCCGTTTGTAATTCGTTTTTGTTTACTTTCATAACTTAGTTGTAATATTTCGGATTTATATATTAATTCTTTATAATGATAAGAAAATAATCTTCTCCAAATCATGTGTTTTTGACTGATCTCTCTCTCTCGGCCTTTAACATTTATTATAGTCATTCCTCCTGCTAAATAAATTTTCATTTCTTTACCTTTAAAAGTGAAGGATTAAATTTACCAGTTCTGCAGTATTTTCGTAGATGATTATTCTGCAGACCTTGTTCTCTTATAAAATGAAAACTTAAAAGACGTGAAAAGGCCTGTTTTTTAGTCAGACTTTCCCCGAGTGTCTTGTCAAATAACCATGTAGCAAAGTATATTCTCATAATTCGGCTAAATTTTGTAATTGTTTTATCAATGAATCACCATATATATTTTCATCTATTGGAAATTTACAAGTGATTTTTTTCATAGAACCGTGAAAATTTATTCTATTTTTATTGCTTTTACTTGTACTAATAGAAGGATTCCAATGACGTATAAATACTTCGATTGGTATTAGTTCAGAAAATTTATGAGATCGTTTATTTGAATCTACAATAATCACATGGGTATTATGATTTGCTAATAGTTTTAAAAATCCATTAAAATCATCTTTATAATCACCACTATTTTTAATATAAAATGATCCTCCTTCTTTATATCCAAAAATTATCAAATTACCCGGTTCTTTATCATTTTTAACGATAGTATAAAATAGTCCCATTTTCCCATCGGACCCAGTCAATAATCTATTTTTAATGTTATTGTTATTCTTTTTTTCTTGTATAGACATTATTTCGTGGGTTGAATGTATTGGACGCAAATAATAATTACTTTGTAAATAATTATTAATTATAGAGGCGTCTTCTATTCTTTTTCTACGGGCTTTAACAAAATCATCATTCCATTTCATTAAAAAAGTCCTTTCTGTTTGGTTTTTGTCTTAAAAGGCCACGGCCACTTAGGCATTCTCTTTTCGAGATCAAGAAAATAAATAATATTCATTTCATCCCTAAGTTGATAACGATTAGAAACTCCATCCTCAACAATCACTTCTACTTTGCGATTAGTAGTTTTGTTTTTTGGTTTTTTATCCAACCATCTTTCATTATCTTTCAATTTATATCCCGGTTTGACTTCTTTATATTCTGATTTTCCCAGCTTGTATCCTTTTTCATGGATATAGTCAAGAAAAACCTGTTTCTCAGCAGGAGACATCGTATCTATATGTTTACCTGCTTCTTTTTTGTCAGGTGACCGGTTGGAAACAGCTATCTTCCAACTATTTTCATTATAAACCCACTCCCCTCCTTTTCTACGAGGAACATAGATGGATCCCATTCTACCGGTCACAACCCATGATGTAGAATCTACTGAATACCATGGATAACGAAGCATAAGTTTTAATGAAGTCAGACCAAACCCATGTATTTTGCAAATCGGAATTCCTTTATCATCCGTCAAATAATTCTCAAATAAATTATCTAACCAAGCAATTAAAGCATTATTTGAAATAGGAACCATTCCTCCAAGTGTAATATAAGGATAAGATAAATATTTCTTCAACCATTTTATATCTTCTCCATAATGAAAAACAGGTAGTGGATTCAATCCAGCCTTTTCCATTATTCTTTGGTTATTATAAGTTCCTTTTGCATCTCCAATGACATCTAAATTTGCATATACATCAATTACATTTTCATTATCTTTTATGAATTGAATATAATCTTGGATTTGTATTTCTTTATCTTGTGACCAAGCGGAAAATGCTCCAGAATCCAAAAACAATTCTACTTTTTTACCTTTTTTCATAATTCCGTTACTTTCTTTTAAATGATAATAAGACCAAAGGCGTAAATACCAAAATCGGTTTAATTCTCTCTCTCTTACAATCACCAGTTGTTGCTCCTCCGGGTACTCCTGCCAAATATACTTTCATAATTTTTTTTGATTAAATTAAAAGCAAAAGGAATAGAAAATTGATTGTTTTTTATATCCCAAAATGAAAGCAATCGTGTCTTAATAACAGACTGCCAGTTTCTCTCTCTCTCTTCAATCCCGGGAGTCCCGGCGAAGTAAATTTTCATTTTTCCAAAGTTTAAACATTTTGAAAATCGCTTTATCAAATAGAAAATAAAAAGAAATTAATCGTCTTTGAGAGAGTTTCTTTTTAATCAATACTTTCTCCTCTTTCTCTCTATCAGGAGTATTTCCTGCTAAAAATATCTTCATCCCTTTTCATTTTCCATTTGCTTTTTGCAGAAATTCATTCTTTACAGATTGGTTATCAAAGAATGCTCCTTTTAGTTTAGTGGTAGTCATTTCTCCTTTCTTTTTTACCCCTCTCATAGTTTTACAAAGATGTTCCCCTTTCATTATTAAACCCATACCAATAGGTCTAACAGCTTCTTTTGATAAAATATTCCATATATCCTCTACAATATCATGTACCAAACGCTCTTGTATTTGTAAACGAGCAGCATGAAAATCAACTAATCGGGCTACTTTAGAAAGACCAATTATATTTCCGTTTGGATCAGGAATATAACCAAACCAATATTGTCCAAAGAAAGGAACCATGTGATGTTCACAATGAGAATAAAAATCTCCGGTATCTATAATCATTTGATCATAAACCAAACCATCTGTTCCGTTTTTAAATACAGAAACTTTTGGTTTATTAGACGGGTCATATCCTCGAAATATTTCTTTCCACATTTTTACTACTCTCTGTGGAGTATCAACTATACCCGGGCGTTCAGGATTTTCACCTATTTCCTTTAAAATGGATTGTATTAACAATTCTTTATCATTTTCATTCATATTGGATAGGATCTTTTTTGTTAATCATCTGAAATGCTTCTAATCTTTCATTACAACTGCCACATTTACCACAGGAAATTGGTTGGTTTTTGTAGCAGGTTCGTGTCAAGTGATAGGGAACCTGTGGATTTAATGAATATCCTAACTTTAAGATTTCTGTTTTATCAAAATCTGTAAAAGGAGCTATTACTTCTACCTTTCCATCTGTACTTTGATGAATAGTTTCCGTTAATCTATCAATGAAAGCAGGACGACAATCTGGATAAATATGATGATCTCCTGAATGTACTCCAAGAGCTATTTTTTCTGCTCCTTCTGATTCAGCGACAGATGCCATGATGGAAGCAAAAATTAAATTCCTACCCGGTACTACTGTTTTTTTCATGTTTTTTTCTTCGTAATGCCCTTCGGGTATTTCTCCTCCTGATTGCATCAAATTTGATTGTATATTTGTAAATATATTTCTAATATCAAAAATGTGATGATGGACAGTAGTAATTCGATCTATTGATTTATTTAGTTGATCAGCAGTAAAATCATTGTAATACTGAATAATCTTCCCAGCCGCTGCAAGCTCATAATCATTATGTTTTGATCCATACATATACGAACAGCAATGAATGCTGTCAAAACCTTGCCCGATAAAATAACCGAGCAAGGTCGCAGAATCCATTCCTCCTGATAATCCTAAAACTACTTTTTTCATTTTTTTCTGTAATTTCCGTTTTCAAGTTTTTCAATTTCAAATTTTTCTTTATTGATGCGTCCGGGAACTTGAACTCCAATAGTATTTTTCATGGAATCTTCATTTCTATCAGGGAATTCTTTTTTCAGTTTTTCAAAAATCTGTTCTTTTGAAATTCCCTTTTTACCAGAATCTTCAATGCATTCTGTGATTGTAGCAATAACTCCTTTTCCTGATTTTCCTTTCGCTTTTTTAGGAGCTTCCTTCTTCCCAGTCTTCTTTGTGGATGATTTACCTTTTGCTTCTTTAGCAGGTTTTTCCTTTTTCTCAGATTCGGGTTCGGGTTCTTCTTTAACCATTTCCATCATGACTGCTTTTAAGTCTGCAGTCTTTCGGTATTTGCCGAGTTCATCTCGTAGCTCTTCAAATTCATCCCTTTCCTGTACAAGTCCTTTGAGGTCCTTGAGTTTTGTCATCCCATCAACGATATAAGCCAAATCAATATCTTCTTCTTCCTCAGGCTCTTCTTCTTCCTCAGGCTCTTCTTCTTCCTCAGGCTCTTCTTCTTCCTCAGGCTCCTCAGGCTCTTCTTCTTCAAAATCTTTATCAGTTAAAATACCGATGTTTTTGAAGACATCAACACAAGGTTCCTCGGCATCATTTTCCGCTTCTTCAAATTCCTCGTAATTTTCAACGGCGATTTCATGAAGTACTTCAATGGTTGATTCTGATAATTCTTCAGAATCAGCACTTTCAAGCACATACATTGCTTCTTTCACTTTGTCAAGGATTTTTTCATGAGATTGGTTTACTTTTATCTCATCACCTTCTTCAGGTTGTAGAACTTCATTAAGTTCCTTTGCTGCTTCCTTTAAATCTTTTGTTTTCATTTTTCTTAATTGTTTTGATTAAACTTTAATTTATTATACAAAAAAATTTACACTCCGGTTTTCTTATCCCAAAGTACAATATGTTCGCGAGTGGTATAACGGACGTTATTTTGAATAGCCATATCTACTACGGACTCCCTGTTTTGTTCTAATTCTTTACGGTCTGCTCCGACTGGCATGAGTATTATTTGCTCTGGTGCTATGAGTTCTGGTTCTAAGAAATCATCCTCAATCTCTTTCCACTCTTTTTCACTGCTGATAACAAATTTAAACCATGAGTTTGTCAGGGAAGATAATTTTCTGAGGATTTCAGGTTGATAGCGCAATATTCTCAAATTGCCTGAATTCTCAAGTTTTGGAGAATTATTCCACGTATCGACTAATTCAATCATGTCTTTTGAAGGCATCAAGGTACATTCGTTTTCAATTTCTATATGCGGTTTGAAATCGAATACCTCCATGAATTTATGCAGAAAATTGATAAGTCGGGATTGTTGTTTCAATGGAGAGCCTCCTGTTAATACCAGATGCTGACCCTCCATCAATTTTCCTGCTACTCCATATTTTTCAATCAATTCAAATAACTCATCAAAAGTATAAGGATTTCCATACCTCCATACTTCCTGAGTATCACACCAAACACAGTTTTGAGTACAATGTTGCATCCTGAGAAACGTAGCCGGAACGCCTGTATTTACTCCTTCTCCTTGAATTGTGTCACAGAAAAACTCTGCTACCTCAAGGAAATCATTCGTACCTGGTGGGATGTCTTTTTTGAAATCCGGCCGGGCTTCAATAATCGTTTTAACTTCCATAATAAGTTGCCTCCGTTTTTTCAGTTTCTTTGACTTTCACACCATGCAGTGGATAATAATGTACCCATCTGTCATAGATTAATTTCGCAATGTTTTCAGCCGTTGGATTCACGTTCATTTTGTCGTTTAGGTGTTGATGGTCGAAAGTTTCATCAATCCATTGTTTAATCTGTTTCAATTGACCGTAGTCAACTACAAATCCTTCACTGTTTAAGTTCTCTGATCGTAGTATTAATTCTACGATGTAGTTGTGACCATGCAATCTCCCGCACGGGTGACCTTTTGGTAATTCATACAGTACGTGAGACGCACTAAAATGGAATTGTTTTCTGATTTCATACATATTTATTTGGTTTTTGATTAATATTTTTGTTTATAATTCAGTAGTTATATTCCGTAATATATCTTTATCAATTTGTTCTTTCTCAACCATTGCATCAAATGCGCTCACATCAATATTTTTCCTGATTGTTGCTTCCAATAAATAATTCAAAGTTTCTGGTTTCAGTGCATCCACTTCCCATGAGGTATTTCCATGCTTTCGTATGAATTCCTTTGCTCGTGGATCAGTTACTTTAGTTGGGTTTGGTGGGGGATTGTATTGATCAATCTGTTCTTTGGTCAATGCAATATGTTCAACTCTGAAATTATACTCCTTTAAGGGTGAATAATAACCTATTGAAAATTCTCGGATTCGTTCATTTATATCCCTGATCATATCCAATCCGGATGGGTCAAAGTCACCAAGATATAGTATTTTTACTTTTCTGTTTCTTTCAAATCCATATCTTCTGAATCGCATAAATGCATCATACATAGCCGAGACACTCGAATATCCACGATTAACCATTATTCTTATATGATATTTATTGGTTATTCGACTCAGTACCCCACTTAAAGCATCTTTTTCCACCCATACTTCCAAATATGTGTCTTGACCAATTTGCCTATCCAATCGATATTGGTCGATGGTATCTTCAATAGCATTTTCTATACCTTTTACATAGTAAGGAATCTTTGGTACTCTCATCCTATCCTCAATAGCTTCCCAGTCGACTATACCCCCCATTCTACCCTCTTTTAATAGAATAGATAATTTGGAATATTCTTTTTGTTGATTAGGAATGATATCCCTTGAAACCAATTGGTAATACAATTGCCGCAAGGTTAGAACGTATCCTTCATCCTGATACTCTTCAATTATTGAGTTTATCAAATCGAGTTTTTCAAGATTCTTTTTACTTAAATGTATGTCTCTGAATTGGTATTTCATAATAACCTCCTCCTTCTTTCATAAAACAAAAACAGGGTAAACTCACCGAACCAAGCTCTAAACCCCTGTTTATGGATTGCTCTGACGATAGTACGCAAGCCTATCGGCTCCTCATGTCTTAGTGACCTTTCGGAGTCTTTCGCAATTCTGGTGTCTATTATATTTAGGATTTCATCAGGTAAGGTATGGTTCATCATCTTATCTGCTACTTCACCTAAGTTGTTTTCATTCTTATTATACAAATTTTTTTCAAAATGATAACAAAGCAGAGATTTTGTCAGGCCAAAAGAACTATCAAAAGTCCAAAAGTCCCCCGACGCCTCACGGCTCTCGGAATCTCTGCTTTGAAGGGAGAAATAATCAAAACTCAAATCATGATGACTGAATTTCCTCAAATAATCCTCGAGTGAGGTTCCATTTATATCAGCAGGATTTTGTCCATTCTGAAAATACCATTTTACCCCAAAAGCTCCTGCCAAATGAGCTGCTCCAAGTATTCCCCCTTCTGTCATGAAAATACCATTCACAACAGTCTTATCATACTTTTCAATTACTTCTTTCAATATTTTCCTATTACTTTCAATCAATTTTATTATCGCCTCTTCTTGCATCTGTGGTGAAAAATGCATTGGATCTTTTTCAAATCTCGTAACTGATACCTCATATCCTAACCATTTTAAAGTACCGGGCATAAATTGGTACTTCCCCATCGCTCCAATACTATTTACAATTTCATAATCATTTCTACTTTCATTCCAACTCAAATCACTTAAAAATCCTTTGAAATTTTGCTTTTCTCTTTCGTATTTGAGTATATATTCAACTTGTTCAATAAAAGCCGAAAAAAGCGTTTTATTTTCATTTTTTTCATATTTCACTGGGGCATAACATTGAATCGAAATACTTAAAGCTAAAATAATAAATAGTAATCGTTTCATAACTATATTTAGTTTTAGTTAGTAACTACCAAGAAACGGTCTGCCGCGTTGTAAATTCTGTAAAATAGTGACCGGAGGCTTCTTTTTGCCTTCTCTCTTTACTATTTCATTCAGTCTCATAATTCCAATCTCCTCTTCCCACGGCATTTTATTCTGACCATACATAACAGTCGCATGTGCATACTTCCTTTTATCCTCACTAAAATTCTCTAATTGTAACCATTTTGCCTTATAACTCTTTGCATCTGCTTGAGTTGCTGTGATTACAAGGCAATGCTGTTCCTGTGAAAGACCTCTTAAATCCTTCCATATATCATTCTGTATGTCTCTTTCATTCTTCAATGCTCGATTATCCGAAATCATTATATCAGCGTAATCTATGATAATGACATCCGGAATGAAATTATCCTTTGATTTCCATTTTGAAAGTTTGCTTTTGATTGTTGAAATAGAAAGGGTTTTGTTTGGATGGGAAGAGAGTTTGAAAGGCTGTTTTCCAATGAATATTTTTTTGAAACGATCTTTTACTTCTTTTTCAGTGATCGGATCCTCCCCTACATCTACCTGTTTTATCCAAACAGCTCCCCATTTATTATTCCAATACTGCGGACAGTCTGTGCATGGTGAATAATCCGGGTTGTCTTTATGTCTTTCAATCATCTCAGTTAGAGTCAAATCATCCTTCAACCACTCCGTATCTTTATCATCAAATATACCGAAATCACATGTCCTTTCATATTTGTCGCATGTATCGAGTTGATTGAAAACACAATCACGAATTGGTTCCCACATTTTTCCACAATACTCCGGGGAATCTGATTTCTTTGCATCATAGATTCCAATTCTCCTCAATTGTTGATCCTTTGTCATATCACCAGCTTGAAAGAAAGCTACGTTACTTCCTTGCTGATTTGCTCTCATCGCCATTTCCATGAGGTTCCACGTCTTACCTACTTTCTCTCTACCCATGAAAGCAACAAAAGCATCCCTAACCAATTGATCATTTACGAGTTTTCCAAGCTGACGAGGAAAAGTGAAAAGTGGTTTGGTCTTTTTAGAAAAAGCAGACTCCACCTCTTTCAATACACTTTCATCAGACAGATCAATATCATCAATATCAAAGTCAAACGTCTTTTGAAAGTTTAAGGCTTCTTTCTCAGCTTCCGTCACCTTTCCCTCATTCAATAGACCTTGTATGTATTCAGTATGTTGGGTGATTGATTTTTCGAGGAAATACTCCTTCGTATCATCCAACAAAGCATCCACATTGAATGTAGAATGTTCATACTCTTCTGATAGATCGGGTAATATATCCTCTTCGATTTCCTGCGCAATATCCTTATTAAGTTTCTTTATCTTCTTCTCATAGATTGACTCAATATCACGGAATGGAGCTTTCCCATACCTGTCGTAATACTCGATACACCAATTGGCAAGGGTACGAGCAGTTGGTGACTGTAAAAGCCGAGTATTCCAATTATCACGGATAAGTTGTATATACTCAGTTGATACTATCAGACCAATAATAATCCTACGTTCCAATCTTAAATCACTCATAAATATTGCTTTTTCATCTCAATTAATTGACACATTGCCCGTATCCTTGATGGAATACGATCATCATTTGCTCTTTCTGCAAGTTTATTTATTGAAAGATTTGATGTGATGACAGTGGTTTTCATCATCTCATATCTTCTGTTAATAATCAGATACAAAATATTCATAGCCCAGTCCGTTGAATACTCTGGACCTATGTCGTCCAATAACAAAAAATCCACTGCTTTACTGTAATAATCGACCAATTGAAATTCACTGGATTGATCTTGTTTTTCATATGTTTTTTTGATTTTGAAAAATAATTCCACAACCGGTATGTATGCAGTAAATACCTTATATCCTTCAACATATTTTTCTTTTTCAAATTGCAGAAGCATTTGTGCAGCCCTTATGGTCTTGCCAGAATGAACAGGTCCATATAAATAAGCACTTTCTCGATCCAAATTATCCGGCAAATCATTTGAAAGCAAAAAACTTTGGATCCTTCGTGAATCAGGGAAATGGGATTTTATTTTTAGCTTTTTTACCTTATTCTCCCATCTTTCCTGTCTTTTACAGAATTCACAATAATCCCGGGAATAATTCCTTTTACATTTTGGACATTGTTTCATATTTTGATTTTTCCCTATTATACAAATTTTATTTTTATTCAATTACTTTATCCGGTCCACCATAGTCCACTCGATCATCTGACCAATTACGAGACCCTGATGTATTGGTTGATTTACTTGGTTTATTTCTGCTTCTTTCAATGGCATTTTCAAGTTTTATGAATTTATTTCTTAGTGAGGAACCACTCTCTATAACTGGTATATATTCCCCTCCAATGTTTTTGTCATACCAATTTAACGCCTTTTTTATTCGTTTTGGATCAATTTCATTATTTTCGACTAAACGACGAATGTCATTCGTCCATGTGTTAAGTTGTTGGGAAGTATGTTTTATATTTTTTACTTTTTGGATGGATTGAGCGAGTTGTTTTGCTAATGGAAGGTATTGTTTACTTCTTTCTTTGGAGGAAGGTTTATTTTTTTGGTCAGATAATGATATATTATTTCTGTTTTTATTTATTCTGTTTTTATTATTATTATATAGCCCTTCACATTCCTGAATGGCTTGCCCTTCACATTCCTGAATGGCTTGCCCTTCACATTCCTGAATGGCTTGCCCTTCACATTCCTGAATGGCTGAATTTTGTTCGTATAATTGTAAAAGTCTCATTAATTGTGTAAAATCAAATTTCAACCATTCCTTAGATGGATTCCCTTTTCTTTTACTGATTAAAATACCATCTTCAATGAATTTCTTTTTCCATTTACGAATCGTAGGACCACCTATACCAAGCACTTCTTTCTGCTCTTCTATAAGAAAAAAGAACCATCCTTTGTTTTTAGAATAGTTCTTTTTGTAGTAGCGATATTTATCAATATACATGGAGAGAATAGATGCTCCAATTATTCCAAATTGTTTTATCAGTGATTTATTGATGACGAGGTATCCAGTGCTTTTAAGTGATTCAACTACCAAGGATTCTATTTGTAGTTCGGAGAGTTCTAATTTCTTACGTCTTTTCATAGTCCCAAAATATTAATTTTTGACCAAAATAAAAGCCCGGAACCTTTTTTATGTTGGGACACATTATGCATGGTTTCCGGGCTATTAATTGGCCGAATCAATGTCTTTATCACATAATATGTCCCATTAGAAAATTTTTGTAAAATTAAAATAAAATAAAATAAAAATCAAATAAGTATATAAAAAATTTTAATTTTTCACTATTTATGAGGGTTATATATCGAATGGATTATTTATTATTTATTTTTTATATTAATAAAATTTTTTGTTAATATATTTGACTAAATATTCTGCTTCTTCATTTGTCATATCACCCGGATCAGTGTTCATGATTTCATAAGAAGCATCCACCCGGCGAAATTGTAATTCCGCCGTAAGTTTTTTTGCTTGTTCTTTTGCTTGGGGATCCGGGTCAAATACAGTAACAAATCTTTTGAAATTTTTTGCTATTATCCTCACCTGTCTATGGGTGAATTCAATTCCAAAGGTACCGACTGATTGAAAACCAAGTCTCCAAACATCAAATACTCCTTCCACACCAATACCTACTTCCCCCCATTTATCCTGCCTACCATATATTATGTCTTTATGATGTATTTTTTCTCTTAATTGAGGACAGGCTTTGTATTTCAATGAATGTTTATCGGTGATGTCACGTGCTTGAAAACTGACAATCTGATCATCCCAAATAATTGGAACAAGTATTCTATTACGATAATCAATCCTTTCTCCTTCACCATCATTGAGAGAGGCGATTGGACCAGTACCTTGTATATTCCAGTCCCTAATTAATTGAGAAGGACTGAAACTTCTTTTTCTAAGGTATTTACGATGGTGTCGGCTGAGATCACCTGTATCCGTAGGTAATTTGAATGGTTTTTGATTTTGAAAATCTTTTTGTGGTTGTGGAGAGGTTCCTTTATATTCACGGATCAACTCCTCTGCTCTTTGTCGTGAAACATCAATTACCCGACTTATAACAAGCCACACTGGTTTCCCACCACATCTCCAACAATGATAATAATTACCATCAATATTGTATCCGAGGTGGTATCCAGCATGTTCTCCTGTACAAAATGGGCATTCAATATTCACCCATCCCGGTTGATGATGTTTGTGACCGTCTGGGGCTGTTTCGACTGAAAAATCCCTGTAAAATTCAATAATGTCCATGTGCCAGTGTGTTTTGAATTTCCTCAATTCCTTCTTTTATATCTCCATGACTCCAACCTTTGTGTGATAATTTACTGATAATGCTTCGGATGACTCTATGATCAGGTAGAGAGGAAAAGAAATTAGCATTTTCAATAATCATATCGGATATTTTCTTTGCTTTCTCACCGTAAAATAACTCCATATAAGAGTTAAATTGAACCACTCGATCAAATACATCATTGGTATCAGGATGAACGAAATTTTGGTATTTATTAACAAAATTCTTCAGTCCATTATTCATGACTCGATAAGCAAATGTCGTGAATTTGAATTTGCTTTTATGATCATACTTTTTCAATGCTTTCACATAGTAAAAACAAGCCTCGGAAAACAGCTCATCATATTCAATACGTGTCGTATGATGAAAAGACCAAGCTATTTTCCGAATCATGTCAATGTTACTGATTATCATTCCTTATAAGATTTTATGAGTTCCGTAATTAGTGATTCCTGTGAAGTATCAATACCATCCATGACAGCATCAAATACTTTCCTCTTTTTATCGAGTAATTCAATGATCCTTTCTTCAATGGTATTGTCTGAGAGTGTGAAATAAATATCTACTGCATTCTCCTGTGTCACTCTATGCAGACGATCAATCGCCTGATCTAATTGAGCAGGAGTCCATGGATATTCAACAATAAGACCACGTGAGGCAGCGGTCAATGTTATACCTACACCAGCCGCCTTTATGTTACCTACGAAAAGTTGAATGTTTTTATTTGTTTGGAATTTTTCAACAATCTCGGAACGCTCTTTATTTGGAGTGGAACCATCGATCTTGACAGCGATATTACCAAATTCATTCATCAATTCATCAATAACAAAGCGATGAGTACCAAATACAACTAACTTTTCGCCGGTTTCAAGGAAGTCACGAATCCAATCCTTTACTGATTTCATCTTTCCTTTAACGGCTAATTGCTTTAGCTTTTCCATCTCGGTCAGAACATTGACCTTGGATGCTTTTTCAGATTGTAACTCCTTCAAACGATTTCCATTCAATTCAACCATCTGACTTAATTCAGCACCGAGCTTTTCTTCTAACTCCTTCTCCAAGTTTTGTTGTACTTCTCCTTTAACGAATGAAATGAAATCAGATTCCGCGGAGTTGTACTCATCACGGTTATCAATTTCAAATACCAAATGATTATACCTTTTATCAGGCAGATCGGTTAATACATCCTTTTTTAGACGACGGATCATGATAGTATTTACTAATTTTTCATGTAATTCCTCGACATTAGTCGCTCCGCTAAAATCCCAACCAAATCCATTGTAATGGGCTCCACAATACTTTTTTGCAAATGACCAAAAGTCTGGGAAAATGGTTGGATCAATTACATTCACGGCATTGAAAATCTCCTGAGGACGATTCTCAATAGGAGTACCAGTCAGGGCGATTTTATGAGGAATATGTTTAGCAAGTTTTTTCACTGCTTTGGTTCTTTTCGCTTTATTATTTTTATAATAATGAGCTTCATCAGTGATCATTACTTTTGATTCTCTCTTTTTTAATTCTTCTACCCAATAAGGCAGAATTGAATAATTAAGAATACAAATGTCTTTGGTAGGGGTGTAAGGAGTTTGTCCTTCCAAAACTTCTGCCTTCTCCCCTAACCATTTCATTATCTCTTTCTGCCAATTGTATTTAACGGAAGAGGGAACGATAATATCCACCGGGCGTTTTTCCGGATGGAGTTTTAACCAAGCAATTGATTCAACCGTCTTACCAAGTCCCATTTCATCAGCCACCAAAACATTCCCATCTTTTTGTTCAATGAATGATACTCCTTTTTTCTGATATTCCATCAACGTTCCTCCTTTCAAACCGGGAACATCAATCGGTTTGACATCATTTACATTTAATTTACTTTTTCTCAGTATCTCCAATAATTCATCACTACATTTGAAACCCCATTCTCTCAGTTTCTCAATAGATTCAACTGATAGGGGAGTTGTCCAGTATTTTTTCTCGGGATTATACTTTCGTCCCGGTAGTGTCTTAACTTGAGCAATGGTTTCTCTGTCAAAAGGAAAACTGATTTTTATTAGTTGATTTCCTTTTGTAGTCTCAATAATTTTTGCACTTTTTATGATAACGCGTTTTGTTTTCATTTCCTCCTTCTTTTTAATCATTGGATGGTCTTTAGGGATATCCACTGATTGATCACTTTCTAATACTTCATCAATAGCTCCCTTTGGAAACCAACTATCTACTTTCATTTCAACTAATTTTCTCCCTATTTCTTCTTTCAATCGGTTTATGTTTTCAATAGAGTATCCACCGACCTTATTCCAATCCCACCAATGTTCTCCACACACCGGTCCAATACCCAATTCAATAGACACAGGGTGGGTCAATACTCTACCACAAGCACAACATATACCATGATTTTTAGTTTCTAACGTCCCGTGACCATATAGATACACGGCTTTATTTGTTTCTACTACTTCGCGTGCGACGAAAAGTCTTGGTATGTCTTTTCGTTCGGCGAATCCTCGGCTTATTTTGTAAATTTTTGTTTGACTCATGATTTTCTAATTTTTGTTTGACAATATTTTCAAATTCTTTTTTGTATTTCCGTTTATGCCTCATCAAAACAGTATAAAATGTTTTGTTATCCTTTGACAAAAACGGTCTTTTTTTGATTTGACGATCTAAAGGAAACAGATTTTTAACTGTCTCCTCTGTTATTCTTTTTCTATAACCATCATCCCAAACTTCAAAGTATATAATCCTCTCCCTTTTCATACACACTTCAATTTTCATATCCCTTAAAGAATTAAGAAAAACATACATTGAGTTTGGAAAAGCGGTTGCAAGTATTACATAATTCATTTTACCTCCCCTGTATTACAAGCATGTCCACAATTAAATTCAACTCATCATAATCCCTTATTTGAAATGATGTAATGAATTGATAGTTGATATGAGACATAGACCAATAACCTTCCGTCTCTACGGTTTGTCTATTTGAAACAGTTCTTACTTCAAACAAAGCTCCTTTCTGAATAACATAGAGCTTTTCATGATTCTCCATTATTTGACTTTTACTAATAATTTCAGTCTTTAAGGGATCATTCTCTTTTATTTCATCAATAATTGATTTATTCATAGTTCATTAAATTTTTCAACAATTTCTTCAAATAGTATTTCTTTACTTATTTTTGCTGTCTTTTTCTGGTTATCTTTTTCAGCATAAGCAGCATCAGCAGCAGCATCAGCAGCATAAGCAGCATAAGCAGCATAAGCAGCAGCATCAGCAGCAGCATCAGCAGCATAAGCAGCATAAGCAGCATAAGCAGCAGCATCAGCAGCAGCATAAGCAGCATCAGCAGCATAAGCAGCAGTACTTAATTCTTCTTCAGTCGCTTCACTTTTGCCATATTTTTTAGCTATTTTAACAGCTTTTTTACTCCTTTCATCTGTCATCAGATGTATAACTGTTTCAGCACAAAGAGCCTTTGCAAGTGTTAATTTACGTTTATTAACTCCAACTCTTTGAGCAAGCCATAAAATCCAATCTCCACGTTCTGTATTTTCTAATGTTTCTTCAATTGAATTGAATTGTTCTGCAAATTCTACAGCTTCTTCACAAGCTCTTAGTTTCCTTAATTTTAATACATGTGTTTTCATAATATCTCTTATTTTTGATTTAACTTAAAAAAGCCTGCTTCCTTTGATAGAAACAGGCTTTACAATATTATTCTTTACCTTCACTTTCATTCCCTTTTATCTTAGCTTCCAAAAGCATAGCCATTGGGATGTTGGTGGTGTTTGAAAGATGCACAGCATTCACAATTGCCTTAATCCTTGCATCTCTGTTAGAATAGTCCTTCAGTGCATATCCGGTCAGTTTGACATCTCCTTCATGAAAATAACGAACATTCAATCCATCTTCTTCATTTTTTTCTTTGTCACCCGGTATGACATTTGTTTGTATGATCATCAATGAAAATTCCTCGTCTTTTGTTAATTCGAGTAGTTTTTTACATAGATGATCAAACTCAATGTCTTTTGGGGTTTTTTCTTGTCTTTGTTTGGTTTCTTCCGCCATAATTGTTATAGTTTAGAATGTTTGACATAGACCGGTATAGGATGGCAGGGGAGCTTTGCTTTGCACAATCTATTAGGCTTTTCATTCCTGTTCCCATCCCTCCGGTTTCGGATATTAAATCCTCATCAGTATGTCTTCCCTATGTTCTCAATTTCCTGAGCATGAACCCTTTTAAATTGTTTGAGTTCTTCCTCGGTCATCTTTTTCGGTTTGTGGATCTTGATCTCGTCATTATACTTAGTAACAATGACAGTTCCTGTACGATGTTTGAATTTTTTAACAGCCATATTAATGAATATTTGAATAAATGATATCAATTCCTTTTTCACTTATTTCATCCCACTGGGAAAATTCACTATCCAAATAATCCCAGTTGAATTCATCATCTTCATCAATCATGTCAAATGCACGAATGACGAGTTTTTTGCTTTGTAATTTGACGCCTTTACTCATTAATTGAGTGGCAATTTTTGCGATTTCTCTGCGTTCTTTAGTGTTTAACATGATCACACCTCCTGTTCTTCATTGATAAGAGGATCAATTTCCCAATAACCGGGAGAATTGGTAATATATACTTTTTTACCATCTTTTATATCTTTGGCTAAATAGATACATTCTTTTTCTCCAGTTAGGGTTTCATAATACTTTTCTAATTTAATCATTCTTTGAATGATTTGTACTTGGTATTTATTTGCTCCTCTGTCACCTCTAACTTCTAAAATTTGATTTTTTCTTAATTTTTTCATAACTAATAAATTTTTTGATTTGACATATACATTCTCCCTAAAAAAGGAGAATGTTTCGGATATTAAATCCTCATCAGTATGCCTTAGGCTTTTTTATAATTTCCATTTTCAAGTTTTTTTACTTTAAATCGTTCTTTTGAAATTCTATTAGGTACCTGCACATTAATAGTATTTTTCATAGAATTTTTATTTCTATCAGGAAATGTTTTTACAAGAATATTCAGAATTTGTTCTTTTGAAATTCCAGCTTTATTTGCATTTTCAATTAAAGCAACGATTGTAGCAATAACTCCTTTTTCCTTTGGAGTTTTTTCTGATTTCTTTTTTGCTTTTGTTGTAGTTGTCATTTTTGATTCCTTTCCTTTTTGTTTGGCATCATTTTTATTTGACTCGACGGAGAAATAATGACACCCTTCCTCATAATCATCACAAAGAATTTTAGGAGTTTCAGCGTGAGAAACTAAGTATTGTCCATTTTCGAGTTTATCCAAATAATAATCACCTTTTGTCAAAACTGTCTTTTCCAAAAGATCATTAAAATTTTCTTCACTCATCTTCTTAATTTGATTAAGAGTAAGTTTTTCAGAGTTTGATTTTTTTGGCTCTTCAAATAACTTGTCTTTTTTCCTCAGTTCATTTAACCAAGCTTCATATCCTTTTTTCAAAAGAGTAATACCCCAAGTATCTCTGATTTCCATCCCTTCTGTGGTTTTACTACCTTCAGTATCTGTTACAATCATTTTCTTTTTTTCCAATGATGAACAAACGCCTGAGAATGATTTACCAGATAATCCACTTGACTCCTGAGCAGCCCACATCCAAGTTTGTAATTCTTCATAATCATTTGGATGCACAGGGTTATCAGTATCAAAATCAACATAGTCATTGAAGATAATTCCATTCAGAACCTTTAGTTCTTTTTCCGTTACTTTTAAGTCTGTAGTTTCCATAATAAATAAATTTTTGGTTTGACTAAGACCGGGAAATAAAATCCCGGTTTCGACCATTTAGGTCTCATCAGTTAGTCTTATTGGTTAAAATATTATATTTTTTAGTGGGGTTTTTGAACGACCAGCAACCAATATACCATTTTGTTTTTCAATATGAATGACTCCTTTCAAGCCATTTGGATGATTATAATACATAGCACATCCAACGATTGAAGGATCAATATTTACAATTGTGTGATTACCAGTTGATGTTTTTATTTTTTTCCCAACTAATGATTCAAGAAATACAAGCTCTTCAAAAGTAAATCGAACATGAGTAAATTCTGGGTTATTCATTTGATTTAAATATTCTTTTGAATACCCAATTTTTCTAAGTTTTAAATAATCTGTAGTTTCCATAATAAATAAATTTTTGGTTTGACAAAGACGCTATCAACAAGTGATAGCGTTTCGACTATTAAAGTCTCTTCAGTTTGTCTTTGAAAACTGACTCTTATTTATTCAACGGTCATTATGATGTTTTACCCTTCCATTTACAACACCGCAACAAATCAACTCATCCGGGGCTCTTATGAGCCATCAGGGAACTCCGTTTTTCTAAGACTGTCATGCTCTCTTGTTTGCCTCCTTATCCTACTCCCTAACACGTTGTGACCGCGGCTTTCAGATTCTCAAGGCTCAAAATTTCAAAGATCCGTTTGTTTTAATTTGTTAATATAAAGATACGGCAAATTTTTAAACAAACAAACTTTTTTTAAACTTTTTTTAAAAAATTTCCTTATTTAGAATGATTTTAAACAAATTTATTTAGTTCTGTCCTTTTTTCCTTCTTATATTTACAAAAATTTTTGGTCGAAATGAAACGTACACGGTATAACGGAAAAATAAAAAACAGGAAAAGTGGGCGGAATAAACGCGGTCCTAAACGTGAATTCACCGAGCAACAACTCGAAGACGTACGTTCATTAACGAGAGCAGGAGCAAGGATACAAGAACTCGCCGTTTATTTTGATGTAGGAAAATCTACCGTAGATTATTGGCTGAAAAATTATAGAGAATTTCGACGTGCACGTGATCTTGGAAAAATCGAAGCAATCAACAAAGTAGGAAACTCATTATTCGAAAAAGCCAATGGATATTACGTACCTGCCTTATACTTTTATAAGAAGAAAGTAAAGGAAACTGAATTTGACACCGAGGGAAATGTAATCAGGGAGATTGAATACGATCAACTTGAAAAGGAACCCTACATGAAATACTTCCCAAAGGACGCCAATGCAGCGTATAAATGGCTGAGCATAAACTTCAAAGACGTATGGGCGGATGTGACAAAATACAAACACGAACACTCCGGGGCAATAGAACACCAATTTAAAAAGATTGAGGAATTACCTGACCATGTCCTGTCAGAGGAGGATAAAAAGTGGTTGGATAGTATAACGAATAAACAACTTATGCTGGGTGATGGAAAAAGTAATTGAAAAACAACGCAAAAAACTTATTAATATGGTATTGGAAAATCCAGTGGCATATAAACGTATGCGTGTAAAGGAATCACTACATGAGTTTATCAAATACTTTTGGTCCGAGTACTCGGAGGATGAGTACAAAGATAATTGGCATATTGAATATATATGTAATGAACTTGAAAAGATTGCTCAGAGAGTAGCAAAGAAAAAACCTAAAGAAAACGATCTGATCATAAACGTCCCTCCCGGTACCTCGAAAACTTCTACCGTGATGATCTTCTTCCCCGTCTGGTGCTGGGTTAACTGGTATTGGATGAGGTTCATAACAGGTAGTTACGGAGGGGATCTGTCATTGGAGTCAGCAGAGTATAGTAGAGACTTAATAAGATCGGAAAAGTTCCAACAACTCTTCCCGGAGATAGACATCAAACAGGATAAGGATGTGAAGTCCAATTTTAGAATCGTTAAGAAGGAACAGGTTTATACCGGGCAATTACCGAGGGTCAGAACAGGTGGTGGCAGAATATCTACATCGGTAAAAGGAAAAGGAACAGGCTTTCATGCACATATCATATTGTGGGATGATCCATTAAATCCAAAACAAGCTGCCTCCGAAACGGAATTGGAGAATGCAAACAAATGGGTTGATCATACTCTATCAACAAGGAAAACAGATAAGGAGATAACGGTCACGATTGGAATCATGCAGCGTTTACATGAAGATGATCCAACCGGGCATTTACTATCCAAAAAGAAAAAGAATATACGTCATATTTGTTTACCGGGTGAGATACTTACCGAGGGATACAGGGAACTGGTTAAACCAAAAGAATTGTTGAAATATTATAAGGATGGGTTATTAGATCCGGTCAGATTGAACCTGAAAGTATTGGATGAGATGTTAGATGACCTCGGTACGTATGGATATGCAAATCAAGTCGGACAGAATGCCATCCCACCCGAAGGAGGAATGTTTAAAGTTGATCATCTGCAAGTTATTAATCAAATGCCTGCTTCTGTCAATATAGAACATACTGTTAGGTATTGGGATAAAGCGGGCACATCGAAGGAGAAAGCAAAAGGAAAAGGAGCACGTACGGCAGGGATAAAGATGCACAAATTAAAAACAGGCATTTATATAATAGAGGACGTAAAGAGAGGACAATGGGGGTCGGATGAAAGAGAAGACGTTATCAGAGAGACGGCATTTGCAGACACGGAAAATACATTTGTAGGAGTAGAACAGGAACCGGGATCAGGTGGGAAGGAATCAGCAGAGGGGACGGTTAAAAACCTCGCAGGATTTCACGTCACCACTGATCGTCCAGTTGGAGACAAGGTATTCAGAGCGGATAAATTTTCAGTGCAAGTTAATAAAGGAAATGTGTATATAATGAGAGCGGACTGGAACACTGCTTTCATCAATGAACTAAGAAACTTCCCACGGGGGATGACTAAAGACCAAGTGGATGCTGCTTCAGGAGCGTTTGCTATGCTTACATCAAAGAAAACGGCGAGGGTTATATAATATGAAAAGAACTAAACATCATACACAACAAACGGAAACGGTACAGGCATTGCGACAAAAATTACAGGCAATGCATGAACTGGTAGGCAGAGCGAGGTTAGCATCTCTTCTCGGTCGTTCATACGGCACGGATAGAAATTTATATGAAGCACTGGGATATAAAACGGAATTGGAGTATGAGGATTATGCTACTCAGTATCTAAGACAGGCGATAGCAAAGGCTATCATAAACAGACCGGTGAAAGCAACATGGAGAGGAGATATCACGTTATTGGAATCAAATGATGAGAATGAAACTCTATTGGAAGCAGATTGGAAGGAACTAGATAGGAAACATCGATTGAAATCCAAATTCATTAGAGTTGATAAACTTACCCAACTTGGTAAGTATGGAGTATTATTACTCGGTCTTTCTGACGTTAAGAACCGGGATGATTATATGAAGCCCGTGCAAACCTCAGTAAAATTAAATTACATTAAACCGCTTGGTGAGAAACATGCAGAGATTCAGTCATGGGAATCCCGGTCTAATAATCCACGTTTCGGACTGCCTGTATATTATAACGTCACGATATATAACCCCGGTCAAAAAACATCTACCATATTAAGAGTACATCATAGCAGAATAATACATATAACAGGTGAATTGTTGGAATCAGAGGTTGAAGGAGTCCCGGCCTTACAAGCAGTATTTAACAGGTTGAAGGATTTGGAGAAGTTAGTAGGAGGCAGTGCCGAAATGTTTTGGAGAGGAGCAAGGCCGGGTTACTCCAATGAACTGAAAGAAGGATATCAATCCACCACACAGACGGAGGATCAATTACGTCAACAACTTGATGAATACGAACACAACCTCCGTCGATTCATAACGTTGGAAGGATTGGAATTGAAAGAATTGAAACCACAAGTCAGTGACCCCAAATCACACGTGGAAGTACAACTACAAATGATAGCAGCGGAGAGAGGCATCCCGCTTCGTATCTTACTTGGTAGTGAACGTGGTGAATTGGCATCTTCTCAGGATAGGAACAACTGGTTTGAAGAAATACAGACAAGGAGGGAAGAGTTTGCAGAACCACAAATCATTCGTCCCGTTGTGGAAAGGTTCATTCAGATGGGTATTCTCAGACCTCCGAAACAAGAAGGAGAATACTCCGTGGAATGGATGTCCTTATTCAAGACAGGTGAGAAGGAACAGGCTGAGATTGCTAGTAACCTCTCCAGTGCATTGAAGTCGTATGGTACGGCTCCGGGTCTTGAAATGATTTTCCCGACTGAGGCATTTATGAAGTATGTATTGAAGTTCACGGATGAACAGATTGAGTATGTTAATGAATTGAGAGGTTCGATGATAACGGAGGAAGAAGAGGAGATGAGAGGAGCGGATGATGATATGGATGATGGTAGTAATCAAAATATGGAGGAGGAATAAAGATGGCAATATTATCAAATAGTGATACAGGTAGGGAACTTTTGGAGATACTTGGTATTAATCCAAACAGAGTAGCGAAGGTACAAATAACAATGGAGGTTGGAGAGCCAATAACGATAGAGACATGGGAGTATGCAGAGAAAGAACAAATACATCCATTGATCAGGTTTTTCAAGCGATTTTTATTAAGTGAGAAACTAAGTAGTAAGAAACAACAAAATAAACGCACATACTATTTAAATGGAGACAATCAGTAACATAAAGCCTATTCACACTCACTCTCATGACTGCGGTTGTGGTGGTGGGATCACTACTTATCAGGCTGAGGGGTATGATCCTACTCGCACCACAACCTTACGTAATGAATTCGCCCGGAAAGTAAGGAAGCGGTTTCAGAATATACGAGGAGCAATAAGGAAGGCAATTGTAGAGGAGGATGTGTTTGGATTGACTTCCAACCCACAGACACTTGCTGTGACCACTCCGGGACCGAGGGCTTTTGATTTTCCTCGTTCTGCTGACAAAGTACAGGGGTTTATGACGTGGTTGAGAAGACAGGTGGATAGAGAGTTACTGGAGATTGTAGAATTCAATCAAATAGGACAAGCAGGAGAAGGAGCTTGGACAAATCTATATGTCAGAGACGCCTATAAAAGGGGAGTGATCCGGGCGCGGTATGAGTTAGGAAAAGCAGGGTTTGAAGTTCCCTCTATCGAACAAAGTGGTGGTATATCAGCCTCAATGAACACTCCATTCCACGTCGATAGACTTGGTCTGTTATACACCCGGACGTTTAATGAATTGAAGGGGATAACGGATGCAATGGATCAACAAATTAGTAGGGTATTGGCTCAAGGTATTGCAGAGGGAGACAGAGGATCGACGTTGGCAAGAAAGCTCAATGCAGTCATAAGTGGTAATAGGATTGGAGAGCTTGGTATCACGGATACTTTAGGACGATTTATCCCGGCAGAGAGAAGAGCAACGATATTGGCACGTACTGAAATCATACGGGCTCATCATCTTGCCACGATACAAGAATATAGGAATTGGGGAGTAGAAGGAGTTAAGGTAAAAGCCGAATGGATGACAGCTGGTGATAATAGAGTTTGTAATCAGTGTGCATCGTTACAAGGATCGGTATTTACATTGGATAAGATTGAGGGAATGATACCTCTTCATCCTCAATGTAGATGTATTGCTCTTCCGTTTAGACCGGGTACAGATAAACCTCGTCGGTGGAATGAGCTTGAAGCAGTGAAAAAAGGACAATTACCAATATTAGAAAATGTATAAGGAGGAACAATAAAATGCCGTGGACAACAGGAGACGTTGACAGATTCAAATCAGGACTTACTCAGGCGCAGAAACGCAGATGGGTGAGTATAGCGAATGGTGTTCTGCGTCAATGTCAACAAAGCAATGAAACGGGTTGTGAAGCCCGGGCTATGAGAACGGCGAATTCAAGGGTAGGAACAACAAATAACAATAATATGGAACCACAATCATTGATACAAGTCAATTACAACCAATCCGGTTATCAGATGAGGACTGAGACATTGGATGGGAAAAATTACATCGTTATGCCGGTTGTAATGATGGTGGAAGGAGTTCACGCAGGCAGTGCTGGACCTCTTTTACATGAAGCTGAAGAATTCGGAAATGATCCATCTAGTTGGGAAGGGATACCCGTCACCGTACCACATCCTGAAAGAAATGGACAATATGTTTCTGTTTTTTCGGATGGTGTGGAAGAGGAATTCAGTGTAGGTACGGTATATAACGCCCGCGTGGAAGACGGAAAACTCAAAGCAGAGGCGTGGTTGGATGAACAAAGACTTATTGCACGCTCTCCCCAAGCCCTTAATCACATAAGGAACAATCAACCTTTTGATGTTTCGATTGGAGTATTTACTGAAGACGAACAACAGGAGGGAGATTGGAATGGGGAACACTATATAGCTGTGTCCAGAAATCACAGACCAGATCACCTTGCTCTCTTGCCCGGCGAAAGAGGTGCCTGTTCTTTGGATGATGGATGTGGCATTGGTATTAATAAGAAAGGAGGTAATGAAGTGCCAAACACAAAGAAAGATGATGGTTCACAGAAAAAGAATTTTGTCAACCATAGTTCTAAGAAAGGTGACTTTGTTATTCCTGTATTAGTAAACCAAGGAACAGATTATCAGGAGTTAGTACACGATCTTTCTGCAAAATTGGATGGTTGGGATAATGAGGACCGGATACATTACCTACGGGCGGTGTATGATGATCATCTGATATATGAAATGAGATCACGTGCCACAGGAGGTAATCGTTTCTATAAACAGGAATACGAAGCAAACGAAGAGGACGGAACGGTTGAGTTTGTTGGACAAGCTCAGCAAGTAATGCAGAAGGTTGAGTACGTGCCCCTTCAAAACAATAGAATGACGCGTACAAGACATAACAACAAAAAGAAGGAGGATTCAAAAATGGCAAATAACAAAAAGGAAGGGTGCTGTGAAGAAAAAGTTGATAAACTTATCGCTCACAAAAGCACTAAGTACACAAAAGAGGATCGGGAGTATCTCTTAGGATTGGAGGAAAGAATCATCGATGATTTGATGCCCTCTGAGGAACCTGTTAAAAAACAGGAATCTAAGAAGACTACTGATCCTCAGATTAATGCTGATCAAATAAAGGAGATCATGAAGGAGTCTATGAAGTCCCCGGATGATTTCCTAAACTTTGTACCAGATCAGTACAGGGATCAGATGGAAAATGGATTACGCCTGCATAAGGAAAAGAGACAGGTTCTTATTTCTCAGATTCAAAACAACACTGAGAAAGACCTATGGACTGAGGAAGAATTGAATGCGATGTCAACCGAGAGGTTGGAGAAATTTGCAAAGTCAGTCACAAAGGATGATCAGATGGATTACAGCGGACTTGGTAATCCTAATTTTGAAAAAGAAGTTCAGGCGAATAAGGAAGAGAAAGTCCTTCTACCAACTGGACTCGGTGTAAACAAAGAAAAACAAAATAAATAAAAGAAGGAGGTAAAAAATGGCTTATCATAGTGTAAGAATATTGGATAATCTGAAGGTGTTTGATGAATATGATGCGGCAGCTGCTATTACTCCCGGTATGCTTATTGAGCTTACCAGCGCGGGTAAGGTACAAGCGCATTCAAACGCTGGACAGAATATGATTCCGATGTTTGCTTTCGAGGATGAGGAGCAAGGCAATGGAATTGATGATGATTATGATTCAGGAGACCCTGTGAAGGTCTGGATCCCTCAACGAGGGGATAAAGTATATGCTATTTTGGCAGATGGTGAGGATGTTTCTAAAGGAGATTTCTTGGAATCCGATGGTAATGGTTATTTGAAGAAACATGTACCTGATAAAGAATCAATTGGAACAGATTCTTCAGGGAATGTAAATTCATTCTACACCAACCAGATTGTTGCCCAAGCACTTGAAGACCTCGATCTTTCAGCATCTTCTGCTGCTGAATCCAGTGGTCTGCAAGGTAATCAAAGATTAATTGTAAGAATTGTATAAGAAAGGAGGAAAAGATGAGTAATATGAATATAAATATGGATTTCATTGGAAAAGGGGGAGCGGTGAATGGTCAGTTTGCTAACTCACGGCTTCTTGCGAATAACCGGATGGATCCCGGTGTAATGCGTCCATATCTCGACAAAGACCTTGGTCCTGTTGTATCTGTATATGTAGGAGGACCGGGTAGTGATCCAAATGATTTGAAAAATTATCGAGTTGTTCCAATTCAAACCAATGCCACGCTGAGGCGTGACGAATGGAAGCAATTGGATGATGTAGTTTTGAAAATTGTTGAACAAAGACTTGGTGGAGTGGATGATCTGATCAGTAAAGGACTGACTTATGATCTCGGTAATGGTATGGGAACTACAGTACTCGAATGGCATGATGTCAGTGATGCACTGGAGGCTGAATTAACCATGGATGGTATTTCCAGAGCCAATAATGATCGTCCTAACTATGAAACCAACTACTTACCTCTGCCTATTATTCACGTTGATTATACAATCAATATGAGGGCATTGGACGCGAGTAGAAATAGTGGTAATCCTATTGACACCACATTGGCAGAAAGGGCTGCCCGTAAAGTAAGAGAGTACTTGGAAAAGATGTTATTCACTGACATTACTAAAGCTTACGGTGGAGGAACTATATATTCTTATTTGAATTACCCACACCGTAATCAGGTAACTCTGTCAACTAACTGGGATGATCTTTCTGCGACTTCTACTCAGTCAGTAGGTGAACAGATTATCGATGATGTGCAGAGTATGAAGCAATCATTATTGAATGCTCATTACTATGGACCTTATACACTGTATGTACCAACCAACTATGAAACTCTGATGGACAAAGACTATAATGTCTATAAAAACAATACTATCAGAGAAAGAATCCTTCAATTGAATAACATCACAGATGTGAAGGTTGTGGATTTCTTACCTGATGACAACGTGTTACTTGTCCAGATGACAAATGATGTGGTTCGTTTGGTACGTGGTATGGGTCTTACTAACGTAGAATGGCAATCACAGGGTAATATGGTTACTGATTACAAAGTCATGACCATTCAAGTTCCTCAGATTCGTTCTGATCAGAACAACAAATGTGGTATTGCTCATTTGGCGTAAATATATGATGAAAGGGGTCACTTAACCATAGTGACACTTTTTTCTTTTTTTCTAATTTAAATCAAACGTGATGAAAAGACAGAAAGATAAGAATGAAGGTGAAATCAGATGGAAGAAGAATGGAGGAGGTACTTTTCGTGACTCTCGTGGTAATATAATCAAACCAAATCAGGTGTTTTACTCACGTCCCGAGGACATTCCTCAATCATTCAGAGATCAAATCACTCCTATTGACACTGTCCCGGGTGAGACTGCTGAAAAGCAGATACCTAAAGGTAGTGAACCGGAGTACATCCTTGAGAGAACGACTCCCAAATCCAATTATTATAACATATTGGATGCTAACAATAAGAAGCAGGTCAGTGAGAAAGCGATCACCAAGAAACAGGCAGAGAAGATGGTTAACGACCTTGGTGGAGTTGTTGTTAGTACAATTATCAAAGGACAGGATGATGAGAATAAACATGGACTCGTTGAAAAGACAAATGACGCAGAGTCTATGGATGACCTCATTGAACTGATTAAGGAAAATGAAGAATTTTTTGAGTTTGTGGATGACTTGGGAGATGAGTCATTTGACAAATTGAAAGAAATGGAATTCGATGTACTTCAGGATAAAATGCTTGAAATGTTAGAAGAGGAATAATGTATGAAATGGGTGGTCCCTAAATTATGGAAGGATGGAGAGTGTTTTATTATTGGTGGTGGAAGTTCTATCACCAAAGTATTCAATATTCCTCAAGCAATAACAAAGAAAGTTTTGGAAGGAAGTGAATCTCCTTCCATTTACTCTCCATACTTCTCACCCATTTATAACAAACATGTCATTGGTGTCAACGCGGCTTATAAACTTGGTGATTGGATGGATTTTGTATTTTTTGGAGATCATAAATTCTTCTTACAACATAAAACACCATTATTATATTATCCCGGTGTTAAAGTCAGTTGCCACAATAAATTTGCTTCAAAAGAATATTATCCGTCTATTAAGTATTTAGAACGGGATCATCATAAATCAAAAGGTATAAGTACCAATCCAAAAACAGTGTCATGGAATGGTAATAGCGGAGCGGCTGCAATATCATTGGCTTATCATTTGGGTGTGAAACGAATCACTTTGTTAGGATTTGATATGAAATTAATAGAAAACAAACAGCACTGGCATAGTGAATACAGAAAGGGAGGAAGTGGTAATGTGAAAGGGAGCATGATCAAATTACCTTTTAATGGTCATTTAAAAGGCTTTGCTGATATTGCAAGGCATGCAAAGAAGTTAGGAATTGAGATATTGAATTGTAGCCCTGACAGTTCCATCACTGAATTAAAGAAAGTTAAATTGGAGGATGTGTTATGATTGATACTGTATGTATAGTAGGTCATGGTCCGAGTCTTGAAGGGAAAGCGCTTGGAAAATTCATTGATGAGCATGAGTGTGTTATTAGAATGAGTGATTGTGCGTGGCAAAATGAAAAGGATTATGGAAAGAGGTCTGATATTATTGTTTTCACTTCAGGACCTTCTCATAAATACCTGCTCAGTTGTCCTATACCACGAAAAGAATATTGGCATTATATGATTTCAGAATCCCATCGAAAAAGTTATAAGATGAATGGGAAACATACTCGGATTGTAAACCCTTATATACATTATCATATACCAAAACTCAAAGAACATCATTTGAGCAGAGGAGCAGCGTCTTTTCTTATTGCTCTATATTTATACACTCCTGAATGTATTAATTTGGCTGGATTTGATGCTATACAAAACGGAGAATATAACAAAAACCATCATCCAAAAGAGATGGAACGCTGGCTCAATGAGAAGAGAGTTCAGAATACGCATGATTGGCAAGGAGAAAAAGAATTGATTGAAAGGTTGGCCGAGGAAAAAGCAACTAAAATAAATTGGTTATGACAAAGACAATATCTGAAGAGTATAAAGAATTAAATATGGAACATCACAGGCGTCGATCGGGATGGGGTCGTTCGGGTAAAAAATGGCTTGGTCTTGTATCTAAGTTGATAGATGATACCGGATCCAAGTACGTGTTGGATTATGGAGCAGGGAAAGGGATTTTGGCTGCTCGTTTGAAAAATAAAGGATTTAGGGTACAAGAATATGATCCCGCTATACCTGAGAAATCAGATAAACCAGTTGGGAAGTTTGATTTCATTGTTTGTACGGATGTATTGGAACATGTAGAACCTGAGTATATTGAAAATGTGTTGAATGAATTGAGGGAGTATATGAGGAAAGGTGGATTTTTCACGATCTGTCTTGGACCGGCTCGAAAACACATCCTCCCGGATGGTAGAAATGCTCATGTATTAATCCGCAGTAGAGAATGGTGGATGGATGAATTGAAGAAACGTTTTGAAGTTCAGGAATTAGAAGGAAGAGGATGGGAAGAAAGGGAATTAATCGTAAAAGTTAAACCATTATGGGGTTACAAAAAGAATATTTAATTGCAGCACCTCCAAGATCCGGTACTTCAATGATTGCAGCATTATTGGAAGCACACGGAGTATGGGTTGGTGAGTGTGGTGAACCTGATGAGTATAATGAGATGGGATATTATGAAAACCGTCATATAGTTGATATAGTGAAACAGGTATTGAAAACCAATAACATTCCAGCACGTGCGGATGGTGTGTTTAGTGTTATCAATAAAAATATGGTAAGTAAATATGATGGACTGAGAGAAGAGATTTTACAGGCTATAGGGAACGAGGACTTGTGGTTATTCAAAGACACAAAGTTATTGCTTATAACTGAAATAATGATGAAGGCTTTTCCCGAAGCAACATGGATTCTACCATACCGGGATAAAACCAAGGTCAGGGAATCTATATTAAGACATAAAGTTTGGGAAAGAAGATTGAAAAACGAGAGTGATCCAGTGGATTATGTTAGACGAATGGTGTATCATTTGAATATAATACAGGATTATATTCCTCAACAAACCAATAATTATATTTGGATACGTTCACAGGATTTGATTGATAGTGAAAAGAAAGCTAAAAAATTCATTGAGAAATGTGGATTGGCGTTCAATCCTGATATGTATAAAATGACAATAAATCCAAAATTATGGCACAGTTAAATATTGTATGCACGTTATGGGGTAATTGGCCCGCTGGAGATAGGGAACTTAGTATTCAATATGTAAATAATTTGTATAGGATGCTGAAAAGGAGAACATGTCTGAAATTCAAATTCTTTTGTATAACTGATCGAAAAGGATTTGATGAAGGAATAAATCTTCTACCAATCGATGTTCCTACATACCGAGGAAATCTACCAAAATTATCAGTATTCAATCCTCATTATGATTTAAAAGGAAGGGTAGTGGTATTTGATTTGGATACGATTATTGTTAGGAATATTGATGAATATTTGATCAGAAAAGAACCCTTTATTTGCAGACGGTCATTCAAACTAAATCAACCAAATGGTGGCATAGGGGGTGATCTTCTTAGTTTCCATGCTGGTTTTGGTGATCGAATTTGGCGGTTATTCATTGAGAAAACGGATTGGTTGATAAGGAAATCAGGAGGTTCGGAAAGGACGGCTTATCATGAAATATTGATGAAAGAAGACATAGTGTTTTGGCAAGACCTTTTTCCAAACACTTATTATTCATATAGAAGACACATACAGGGAGAAACATTACCGGATACAGCAAAGATAATATCCTTTCACGGCAAACCTCGTCCTCATGAACTAATGAATATTAACTGGATAAAAGAGAATTGGAGATAAAATGGAAAAGAAAATACAATCACCAATATTAATCACAGGAGCTGCCAGGTCAGGCACCTCTCTAATAGCGGGTATGATAAATCGCTGTGGAGCTTGGGGTGGAAAAATGTCCGGTCCGAATTTAAACAATAAAAAAGGTATGTATGAGAATAGTGAGATCAGAAATAATGTGGTTAAACCCTATCTGCGTGAAATAGGAGTTGATCCGATGGGACAATTCCCTCTCCCTGATCCTCATACAATGAATATACCAAACAATTGGAGGAGTATGATTCATTCAGTTATTGGAAGGCAAGGATATAACGGAGGACCTTGGTTTTATAAGGGAGCGAAGATGTGTCTGATGTGGCCTGTATGGCAGCATGCTTTTCCAAATGCCAAGTGGGTGATTGTACGTCGAAGGACTGGTGATATTGTTAGTTCTTGTATCAAAACAGGATTTATGAGGGCTTTTTCTGATGAGTTGGCTCAAAGGAAAGTAAATGTACAGAATGAAGCTGATGGATGGAAATGGTGGGTACATCAACATGAGAATAGATTTATTGAGATGATAACTGAGGGATTGAATGTTCAAATCGTATGGCCTGAGAGGTTGGTGTATGGTGATTATACACAATTGATGAATACGATTGAATGGCTGGGATTAAAATGGAATCCTGAGGCATTGAAATTTGTGGATGAGAAATTATGGAAAGCTCGTAAAAAGTAAGGAGGAAAAATAAATGGCACGTACAACAGCTACAGCAGTAAAAAAGATCATTGACACGGATTTAACGGATGGAATCGTTGAAGCCTATATTGATGATGCGAGTGCTTTGGTGGATCAACAATTAACGAATGAAGGCCTCGGATCCACTTTGTTGACATCAATTGAAAAGTGGTTGGCTGCTCACATGATAGCTACTTCGAGGGAAAGAATGGCAAAGAAGGAAGGAGCAGGAGGAGCATCAATTGAATATACCGGGAAATTTGGAGAAGGATTAGCTGCTACACCATACGGTCAACAAGTCAGAGAATTGGATACTACTGGTAAGTTGGCTTCTCTTGGTAGAAAAGTAGCAAGTTTTAAATCAATTAAATCATTTAAAGACGACTAACGATGGGAATTGAAAAGTTTATACAATCCGTATGTGTAGAGACAGCAGTATATTGGGGGAATCCTCAAAATGATGGTTACGGTCATTATACATTTGATACTGCCGTGGAGATAGACGTGAGGTGGGATGAGAAAACCGAGGTCATTACTGATGATGAGGGAAGAGAAGTTGTTAGTAAAGCAAAGATATTGGTGACACAGGATGTCGATTATGAGGGGTATTTGTATAAAGGATCATTGAGTGATCTGACAGCAGCCCAAAAAAGTGATCCCAGACTTGTTGATGGAGCTTATCAGATACGTAGATTTGATAAGACTTCAATGATTAAGAAGACTGATGAATTTGTCAGAATGGCTTATATATAGGAGGTATTATGGCACGTAAACCACAATTTAGATTGGAAGGTATAGAGGAGGTCGTTCGGAATATGAATAAGGAAGTCAAGAAAATAAAAGACCGATCCTTCGAAGGGATGATTGATGCTATTATTCATTTGCGAAGAGATATGGAACAGACCTCACCTCTTATTCCGATTGATGAAGGTAATTTACGGGCGAGCTGGTTTGTGGTTACTATGAAAGGAAAGGGAGTAGGTCAGGGAGGAGGATCATTTAAAGGAGATAATGCTTCTAAAGTCAGATCAAACCATTCATCCGTCATAGCAAAGTACAAAGCAGAAGCTTCAACACATAGAGAGCCGTTTATGATTTTTGGTTTTTCTGCCAATTACGCCTCAATAGTTCATGAGAGGGTTGACGTGACTTTTAAGAGACCCGGAGCCGGAGCAAAGTTTTTTGAGGCAGCTTTGAAACGCAATCAAGCAGTTATGTTATCATTAATAGCTAATAAGGCAAAGATATGAATGCAGTAAGCGTGGATATAAAGGATATGTTGGAAGGGGATAGTTCTCTTGGATTGGTATTTACTACGAATCTATTTATTGGTAGAGAACCATCGACTCCTGATGATTGTGTCACTATATTTGATACACCGGGAGCCCCTCCACAATCAACATTACAAAAGGGAGAGAATTATTATTACCCTTCCATTCAAATACGAGTAAGAGACACGAAGTATGTGGATGCGGAGGCTTTAGCAAATGATATAATGGTATCGTTACATGGCCGGGCACAGGAGAGATGGAATGGTACTTTATATACACTCGTCAAATGTACGACTGGACCGGCTTTATTGGATTATGATGAAAATCATCGTCCACGGTTCATAGTGAATTTTGACATACAGCGATATTAAAAACAAAAAGAAAAGGAGGTAAAAAATGGCTGTAGCTGGAAAAGGAACGGAATTTCGTAGATGGGATCCGACCGGAGGAGGTTCAGTAGGAGCTTGGGAGAAAATCGCCGAGGTAAACTCAATTAGTGGACCTTCGATGTCGAGAGACATGATCGAAACAACTTCCCTTGACACAACAGGTGGTTATCGTACGTATATTGGAGGGTTCAGAAATCCGGGTACAATCGGACTTTCAATGAACTTCCGCAGAGATACTTATGAAACCATGAAATCTGATTTTGAATCAGACGTTGTTAAGAATTATGAAATTGTACTGCCCGATGCAGACAATACTTCATTGGAGTTTGAGGGATTGGTTTCAGAACTGCCACTTGAAATATCACCAGATGATAAGATAACTACTGACATCACTATTCAAATTAGTGGGAAACCAGTATTGAATTCTGGTAGTGGATCAGGTGCTTAATTGAAATGACCTTAATCACAGGTTGTTTTTAGTGTTTAATTTTAAAAAAATTACTAATCATGGTAAAACACATCACATACAAAGGAAAAAAGTACCCAGTGAGAATTGGGTACTATGCCTTAAAGAAAGTGAAAGAAGAGTTTTCAAAAGGACTTGCAGACATTGAAGAAGGAGACATTGAGGTGTATGAACCTCTTTTATTCTACGGACTAAAGCAAGGTGCTAAAGTTGAAGGAGAAGACTTTGATTTCAAATTGGAAGATATGGAGCAGGTATTAGATGAATGCTTTTTTGAATTCATTAAAATCATTCCATTATTTTTCCAAGAAGGCGGGGAGGAGGCAGGCAATCAAATGAAGAAGACATTCACTCAGAAAGTGAAGGAAAATCAGAAGGAGAAAAACAAACAGAAGAAGGAGAAATAAACTTTGAGGAATTGTGTGGGTATGCGATGGCTCGACTAAAATATACCCCCTCACAATTCTACGGAATAGAAGGAGTAACACCGTTGGAATTTCATAATGCAATGGTGGCTTGGAATGAGGAAAAGGAAGCGGATTACAGAGTCGAGGATAATACGAAGAAAGCAGTATATGATGCAATGAGAATACAGACAATGTTCATACATAACTTTCTTTGTACTGATGAGAATAAGATGTTATCCGATCCAAAAACACTGATGATTTTTTCATTCGAGGAAGAAGATTTGAAAAAAGAACAATTGGAGAAAAGAAAGAAGGTGAAAAAGCAGTCAGTAGAAGAGATGAAGAGTATTTTATATGCATTTGCAGGAAAACCAATGCCAAAAGAAGGAAAGGGGTAAATTATGAGTATGTCACTTGGTGAATTGATTACGAAATTTGGAGCAGACACAACTGAACTCGACTCCGCATTGAGGGGAGCTGAAGGACGTATGAAAGACACCGGTAGAAAAATGAAGAAGATTGGAAAAGACCTTTCTACCTTTGTTTCTTTACCCCTTGCTGGCATTGGTGCTGCTGCTTTTAAGATGAGTCAGGATTTTGAAACCTCCATGTCTAAAATAACAGGCTTGGTAGGTGTTGCTCAGGAACAGGTAAATGCATGGGGACAAGACATCATTGAGATGGCTCCTCAACTTGGTAAATCTCCACAAGAACTTGCGGATGCTTTATTCTTTGTTACTTCAGCAGGTTTACGAGGAGCAGAAGCGATGGAAGTGTTAGAAATGTCAGCTAAAGCATCGGCTGCGGGATTGGGAGAGACAAAGGTGGTAGCTGATTTAGTTACATCCGCGATGAATGCTTATGGATCGGAAAATTTGAACGCTGCCCAAGCTACGGATATATTGGTTGCAGCAGTACGTGAGGGTAAGGCAGAGGCTCCTCAATTAGCAGAAGCGATGGGACAAGTATTACCACTAGCATCGGAACTTGGAGTCACATTTGATCAGGTAGGTGCTGCCACGGCTGCTATGACTCGTACAGGTACGGATGCTTCGACTGCTGCAATTCAGTTGAGACAAATACTTGCTTCATTACTGAAACCCACATCTCAATCAGAGGAAGCATTAAATGCAATGGGTACATCTGCTAAGGAATTGAGAAGTACAATGAGTGAGGATGGATTAATAGCCACATTATCACGATTAAAGAACCTACAAAATGAATATGGTGATGACACTTTGGCAAAAGTGTTTCCAAACATTCGTGCGTTGTCTGGTGTTTTGGATATCATGGGATCAAATGCAGAAAGTAACATTGCTATTTTTGAGTCATTGGCTGATAGTACAGGAGCATTGAATACGGCATTTGATGCAGCAGCAGAGACAGCAGAATTCAAATGGAATCAGTCAATTTCACAGGGGAAAGCCGCATTGGTTAGTCTCGGAGGCTCTGTACAAACAGCATTTATACCAGTTTTAGAGAGTTTGACTGATAAGTTACAGGCTGTTACTGATTGGTTCAATGGATTGACTGATGCTCAGCAACAAATGATTGTTAAGGTGGGGGCAGTGGTTACTGCCGTAGGTCCTCTGACTTTAGCACTCGGATTTATTACGCAAAATGTACTGCCGGGATTGATTAAAATGGTCAGGGGAGCAATTCAAGCATTCAATGTACTTAGAGCTGTTATATTGGCCAATCCTTATGCTGCTTTAGCTACATTGATAGTAGGGGCGACGGCCGCGATTGTTGCATTTATTCGCAGGTCGAAAGAGGCATCCGCTGCTCAAAAAGAATTGAATGCTGTTGAGGTAGAAGCTAAAAAAGCGGTGGCGGATGAAAGAGTTGAATTGGAGAAATTATTGAGGATTGCAGAGGATGAGAGGGCGTCGAAGGAACAACGGAGACAAGCGATACAAAGGATAAATGAAATCATGCCTGATCATATTGATAATATTGATGAGGAAGCTATAAAAACGGGAGAAGCAAAGGAAGCGATTGATAGTTATATTGAGAGTTTGATGGAGAAAGCACGTTTGCAGGCGGCTGAAGAAAGATTGGTTGAATTAGAGAAGGAAAGAATTGAAGCCCTCTCCACGGGAGCTGATGAACAACGTTCTACATGGCAAAAAATCACAGGGGTCATCACAAGTGCACAGGGAATAATGTCATCACAGGAAATCAAACGGGCACAGATGGCTAAAAACGCAAGTGAAGCCGAGAAAGAATATCAGGAGAGGAAGGAGGCATTATTGGGAGTGATAAAAGAACAGACGCTGGCAAATTCTAATCTGAATGAAGAGATTAGTAATAAACCGGATCCTAAACCTACTGTGACTCCCGAAGAGACCGAAGAAGTAAAGAAACAAGTCAAGGCATATAAGGATTTGAATGATGAATTGGCGAAGATGGATATTGAAAATTTACAAGTACCATCATTAGGACTCAATATAGATGAGCAGATACGGTCAACGGATGCAATGAGGAATATGAGAAATCAACTGAGGGCATTGCATAATGAATCATTATTGTTTGGAGATATCGTCAATGTCAATGCTGAAAAACAAAGAATTCTTCAATCTACTATTCAATCATTATTATCACAGGGATATGACCCAACAAATCAGGTATTACAAGAATTAACACAACGTTACAATGATTTGAATAATGCTCAAAAAGAAACGAGTGAAGGTGGCAAAGAGGTGATGACAGTTATGCAGGATTTCGCAAGTCAAGCAGCTTCTACTATCAATCAAGCATTAGCAGATACTGCTTCTCAATTCGTAGCATTAACTGCAGAGATGGTGATTACAGGAAAATCTACTCGTGGAATTTGGGCGCCTTTACTGACTACATTGGCCGACATGTTGAAAAGATTAGGAGAAATGGCAATTGCGACTGGTATTGCTGTTGAAGGGATTAAAAGAGCATTACAATCATTGAATCCAGTAGCAGCAATAGCAGCTGGAGCGGCATTGATTGCTTTATCCGTAGCTGTTAAGAGTGCTGCAGCTAATCTTGCAAGTGGAGGAGGTGATGGGAATGTGAATACTTATAATCCTCGAAATGCTACTCCTACAGCTGGTGCTCCTCAAGGCTTAGCAACAGGAGGAGAAGTAGTGAGAGCAGGAGCATTTAAGGTTGGAGAAGAAGGAGAAGAGACTGTGGTTTTGCCCGGTAGGGCTAAGGTACTTCCTAATAATGGAGGAGGTGATAATATAGGAGAAGAAATATTGACACGATTAAGCGGTCAATATATTGAAATAGTTAGAAAAAGATGGTTGAAAGAAAAAGGTAGGACGGGATGAGCTATACGACTAAATATATGATGAAAGTCTATGACATTGATGGAGGGGAGTATGAATTACATCTTCAACAGGATGGGTATTCAGGAGGCTCTTATTATATGAATGGTAGTTCTAATCCAATCATTGTATCTGATCAAAGTCATGGAGAAAGTAAATTTAAAGAAATGAGAACTACCGTATTGAAGGCTTCATTAGTTATAGATATGGAACATTCATCCTATGACTTTGATAGTGATTTCAATAATGTTACTGAAAGGGAATGGAGGGCAATTCTGTATGATTATTCCGTTTCTACGTATAAATCTACAGTTGGTATAACTACATTAAATATAACCAATACTTCATCGGATGCTACAGGTAGTATTGAAATCACAGCGACAGGGAGTAGTTTTAGTGGGGAGGTTGAATGTCTTTTGGATTTAGGTAGTACATTAGATTTACCCGGTACGGATGATGATTCTTATAGATTCACCTTATACGCGGTTCCTGAGACAGAAGGAATAGATTCTCCTAATGCTATTATTATTTCACGTAAAACTGTATCCTCTGCTAGTATCTCAACTGTGGAAGATGTGATTGATGCTTTTGCAGCTGATTCAGATATAACAAAGGTATCTTCCACTTCATTAAAGCATATCCCAGAATCTTATATTGATATAAATGCTGATTACCAGTTAAAGATTCAAGCTGAGTATGAAAGAGAATATAAGTGGAATATAATATATTTTTGGGTAGTGGCTGAGAATCCTTTTACAGGGAAAACTTATTATAATTATAATCAGGCTTACGAGCCTCATTGGATTGAAGTACGTTTGGTAGAAGCAAATGAATCAGAAACGCAGAAAGAGATTGTCATAGCAAGGCATGAATATGAGTCCGGTGAGACATTATCCTCGGTGGCATCTGATCTGCAATCTCAATTGGATGGATTAATCTATGAAAATGTTTTCATAGACATATTAAAGGACAGTTCTGTAGATGATGGAATTCGTACAATAAAGATACAAGCAGAGATCACTTCTGCAAATGCCGCTAAAATAGAGTTGACGTTATTGGAGCTTGGAGCAGATGGTAATGGAATTGAAATACAATCAACCCAAGTTAATGAAACATACATTCGAGTGGTAAAAAAGGATGGGAGTAGTTATACTTTTTCAACTAGTAATTTCAGTGGAGGAGATGATGGAGGAGACACTTTTTTATATGAAGTAGAGGAGGATTCTACTGGATTCCAAACAATTGGACAGGCAAAAGCATATTCAGGTGATGCGATAGCAGATATACTTGAAAGATTAAGAGATGATATTATTGCTAATAATGAAGATTATACACCTGAATTGGATCCGAATGACAATACTCAATTATTGGTATATAATGAAAAAGGAAGTGGTTATAATTATAAATTGACAACGGATGGAGGATCCACGACTGATCCATCCTCAGCAGGATTTGATACTTTTACGCAGGTTGCAGGAGAAACGCAAACTTTATGGCAGGGATACGTATTAACTGATTTCTATGAACGACCTCGTTTACCCGGTAATATACCTCTTGTTTTGAAAGCGTATGATGCCCTCAAAGACCTTAAAAACATAGATTTCGAATTTCAAAATACAACCGTATATCAGAAAGTGTCATTGATGAGTATTTTGGTAGATGCATTATCCTCGATAGGTTTTAATCTACGAATATATGATGCAACAGACGCTTTTGAAGTACATCATGATACCGGACGTTCCTCACTTGCTCAGACATACGTGCAAGCGATTCGTTATAATGGAAAGGATGCTTATTCAACCATTGAGTCAATTATGAAGACTTTTGGTACGGTTATTAGGCAAAGAAAAGGTAGATGGGAAATCATTCCTATTGGGAAATTACATGAAACCTCTATACGTTGTAATATCTACAGTTATCGAGGACAATATGTTGAGACGGTTGATATAGATAATACAATTGAGGTAGGTGGACATGATTCAGATAATCTTTTTGTATATGCCTCTGGTCTTCAACGATATAATAAACCATATAAAAAAATAATTAGTAATCAGGATTTTGGAGTAGTTGCTCAAATATTACAATTTCCAAAATTCCAAAATTTTTCAAAGGCAAATGCTTATAACCTACAATACCCTTGGAATTGGACTTTAGCAGGTGTCATTCGTAGTGATTATTTAGGTGAAATATATCTACAAAATGAAGTATTGTACATAGAGGATGATTCTGAGCATGTAGGGAATAGATATGAATTAATCCAAAATTTTGAAATAGAACGAATCAGCGGTCAATATAAAACAGGGGATTATGACTATCAATTTTCTATTGAAATTTTGGAAAGTGCTTTTTTTGAAATCAAATTGAAATTGACGGATGGTACAGATACTTTGTATCTACAGTTGACTGACGAATTTGTCGAGAGTGAAACCTATATAGGTATGTTCAATGCTAGTAAATCTGCTAAGACTATCAAATATGCTTTCAACTATCCATCTGGGTTTAGTGCAGACACGGCTCAAGCTACACTGTATATCAGACAACCAGATTCAAGTATTATTGACTCGGGAGATATTACTCGTTGTGCTATCAAAAATACAAAAATAGAAATCAAATCAATTCAAAAAACAGGTCAAAGGATTGAGAGTTATTACGAAGATTATCATACAAATTTATTTACGGAAGATTTGGAAATATCTTTCGAACTAGGTGATGTGCCAAAGGAGTTTCCAAACTCTTTTCAAATAATGAAAAACGCCTTGTATTATTTAGATGAAAATAATGATTATCAATTAACATCCACTTGGTTTACGGATATTAATTCGCCTGAATATGAATCATTAATAGATATAACACGCAAACGATACCTTAAACAATATGCTACTAATCAGGCCTTATTGGATGCACAGATACAAGGCGGGGTACAGATGTTTGATATAATAAATGACACATTGAATGGTAATATGAAGATGATACCGACCGGAGGTGATTGGGATATTCGCAAAAAGGAATATAATGGAGAGTTTCATCAATTACTACCTGATGAACCGTCTGGAGATAGTATTATAAGTAAAAAAGTGGTATTAACAGAGAGCACAGGTTCTTTGACTTATACTACAGAAGGAACTCCGACTGGTGGGGGAGATGATGGAGGAGATATTGATTTGAGTGAATATTTGAAGGAAAATGAAATTAATGCATTGATCGAAGGAGATAGTGGAACGTTTACAGGAGCTGATTTGGATAACAGACAAATTGTCATATCACATACAAAAGGAGATCAGAATATAATAGTGGTATTAGGTGTGGATAATAAACAGATTACAAATTTCACAATAACTAATAAATCTACTGGGGTATTCACATTGACAGTGAATTACCCTCATTCAGCAGGTACGGAATTCACATATCGAATATTATAATAATGAGAGGAAGTGACTATGAAAAAATTAATTTTATTTATCTTTTTATTTTTTACGGGTTTTATTGTAAAATCGCAGGTTGATACTATTCCAAATAGTCAGAATGAACCAATTTATGGAACCATGCATTTCATAAGTTTTGATTTGGCAGATACCTTGGCAGTGTATTTTCAAGGTGACACAGTTTTTTTGACTGCCACCGATTCAATTTGGATAAATAAATTAATGAATGCAGGAGGAGGGACTGAAACTGATCCTCACTTCAAAGCAGACATAAGAGATAGTATTTCGAATGTAATACAAGATTCAAGTTTGATTGATCAAACCTGGCCTGATTCACTACAATTAGGAGGAAGGTTAATTGTTCAAGGATCAAATGATATACAGAAAAATACTGATATGGTTATTCGTCCGGTTCGAGCTGGATTGAATGCATCACTTTTTCAATATTATCGTTTTGGTATTAGAAATGCCGACGAACCACCGCTTGTCATATATGCAGATACTGCTACTAATCATTCCGGGGTATTGGTAGGGGGTTATCCTTATTATTTTGAGGATGTGCACAATGATCACCGTCTAATGGTTAATGGTAATATCATTGTCTCGGATAGTGTCTTTTACACGCGAAATGATACATTATTCGTGAAAAATCTTTGGCCAGATACTACACATGGAGGCGGAGGAATTGAAGAAGAGGATCCTATTTTCAAAGCAGATGTGAGGGATTCTGTTTTGGCTATTGAAACGGATGACCAGACGTTATCAATTGATTCATCTAATAGAGTTTTCAGTCTATCAATAGAAAACGGAAACACTGTGAAATTCAAGGACACGGAGTTATCTAAAGAAGAGGTACAGGATGATGCGTGGGACGTTCTTACCGGAACGCAAACTCTTATCAATGTCACGTATGATGATGTCAGTAATAATGTAGATTTCGTAGTCAATGATGATTTAAGTCTATATGACAACACCACAAGTGGGTTTTATGATTCGGAAAGCGAAGTACAGACAGCGATCAACAATGATGCTGACCATGGTTCTACAGCTCAACATGACTATTATACAGACAGTGATATATCGGGAGATGAGACGGCTTTTGATGGTTGGGATAAGGATTCGTCCAATGATTTTGATGGATCAACAATTGATAATTTGGGGGATGTCTCAGTATCTTCTCCGGGCACCGGGGAGGTATTGAGATATGATGGCAGCAATTGGGTTAATGGTATTAGTTCAGCAAAAATTGAGACACAGGATATTGCCAGCGGAGCGGAGGATAATCTTACCTACTCAGGATTCTATGATATATCTATATCAGGAAGCCCAAACCATATTGTTGCATGGGAGCAGGATGGAGGGGATAATGCTTGGCAAATAGGCAACCAGGATGGTAATAATGATCTATTATTCAGGCAGGGAAATTCATCTACAGGCGTATGGAGTAGCTGGTACACGATGGCAACACAGAGTTGGGTAACATCACAGGGCTATATTACATCTTCTTATTCACACTTTTCAAATACTTCAAATCCTCATAATACAGGACTTTCAAATCTTGATGATTATTCAACAACAGATTACATAAGGGTTCAGCGGGATTACCAGCAATTGAAAATGACTGATGCTGGTAATAATGCTTCGTTTGAATTATACCACCGTCCAGAAAACAATGAGTTATGGATGTATAATAGAACGTCCACTAAAATAATGACAGAGTGGGCTTACGATGGTTCTTATGTAAATATTTCAACTGATTTAAGAGAAAACAACAACCGAGTAGCTACAAGAACTTGGTCAACCCTACAGAATGTGACGGATCAAGGGAATATAACAGACAATAATATAGTTATAAATGGAACAATAAATGTACCAACAACTGGCTCAGGATTAGAACTAAAATATAATACAGCATCGAATTATGGTGTCATATATCCTTATGACAGAGATGGAAATAATTATGAAAGATTAGATATAAGAGGAATACCAATCAATTTAGGTGGAGGCAACGTTAACATCACCGATGGCAACCTCCAAGTAGATGGAACAGGCGATTCTTATTTTCAGGGCAACGTAGGAATAGGAAAAACTTCACCCAGCTACACCCTTGATGTTTCGGGAACTGGGAATTTTTCTAATACTCTTACAGGAACAGATATAACTCTATCGGGTGAAATTGATCAGAATGGAACGGGAAGTAATGATTTTGATGGCAATAGTTATTTTGACGGGTTACGGGTGGATGGAACAATAGTGCCTTCAACAGGTGTAGGTCTTGAATTGCGTTGGGAAAATAGTCTTGATCTTGTACTAATGAAGGCTTATGACTATGACAATTCAACTTATGAACTTATAGAAATACAGGCAGATTCAGTCAATGTAACGCAAGGAGGAATGAGAATTAATGGTAATCATACGGTTGAAGATACAGTAATAACCACAGCGGTCAAAGGCAGTCACATGGCTCAGGATACATGGCATAATTCAACGACTCAGGATGAAAATGATTGGTATGATAAGTTAAGTCCTTACTTTGGAAAGACTGGTGATAAGTTGATTGTTAACGGGGGTTTTGAAACAAATGGTACTTCTTTTACAGCAAATATTTCATATATCGAAAAAACCGGGGCAACTCAATTAACAATGTATTATATACTTTCAAATGGAATCGCTTCATTACAGGTTCTGGATGATGGTGATACAAATAACATTAGTGATAACGTCTCAATAGCTTGGTAATATGAGTACAGAAGAACAAATTAAGTTAATGAAGGAGGTTATACATGAATCCTCCAAACAAGCAGTAGAAAAATCATTGCATCTGAAAAAATGGTTTAAAGCCATTGTCGTGACTGTCGTATCTGGTGTGATTCTAATGCTCGGTGGTAGTTATATAACAATGCGTATTATGTTAAGTAATCATCAGAAGAGGATAACAGACTTGGAGCAGATTTCTGAAACACACGAACAACGTCTTGATAATCACACGGCTCATATTCGTTATTTCCGTGAGTTACATGAATTAGATAATGACCCAGTTATTACACGAGGAGGAGGGAATGCAATAGTTCCTTTATTACACAAATAAAAACTTAATGAACTATGGGATTGGAATTATTATTAATTAGGTTGAATGTGCATGAGGGTAAGAAATTCACCCACGGTAAACTTTTCAATAAGACGACTGGTGAATTCCTCATGCATACCCTTGAGGATCAGGTGAGGGATTTAAATGCAGATGGTGATTTGAATGATTCGGGTGAGGAGAAGGTGTATGGAGAAACGGCTATTCCATACGGGATATATGAGATATTCCTACGTGAAAGCCCATCCCGGGGCAGAGTGGTTCCTCAACTCAGAGATGTCAATCATTTTGATTACATTCAGATACATTCAGGAAACAGAATAGCTCATTCGCTTGGATGTATATTGGTTGGATATGAAAAGGATGAGGATGGAGATCAAATTTGGAGAAGTAGAGAAGCCGAAAGGGATCTTGTTCAAATGATACAAGACCATGGAGGCAAAGCGAGAATAACTATTGTTTAATTTAAAATTTATGGATTATGGAAACATTAATGAGCATTTTAGGATTTGTTATAGTGTTGATCACATTCTTTGTGAAGCACTGGGTTGACATGAAGGAAGCCAAAAAAGCAGTTGAGAAGACTGTGGAGAAATGGAAAGCCATTAAAGAGGATGGAAAAATCACGGACAAAGAAAAACAGGAATTCGCTGATCGAGCAATGAAAACTCTCGAAGTCGTTATTCCTGTTTTAACTAGTATTTGGAAATTCAACTGGAAGAAAAAACGTGATTTGAATGAATTATTGAAGTAAGATGTAAATTTCGAGGAAATTCTTAAAGTTATATAATTACATTACTTTAGGAGTTTCCTCTTAAAAATCGCAAGGAAATGAGGCAAATTTTGATACTTATACTAATATTTATAGCTACGAGTTGTGGTTTATATCATAAATGGTTAAAAAATAACCGTGAGGATATTCTCAGATTTTATGGTGCGGTGCCTGTATTGAAAGTAGAAAAAGGAAATATTACAAATGATTCTGTCAAATACACCGATGTACGAATGGAACCTTTCTTGGACTCACTCGAATGGATGATGTTTTTAGAATGTGACTCAAATTATAATGTCTTGTTGAATAGAATTGAAGGGGAAGACTCTATTCAAACGGAACTAAAAAATAATCAGTTGCAGGTGAAAGGTTACTTATTAGATTCTATTCAAATACTCCATGAAACGATTGAGATAATGAAAATGAGAACGGATACGGTATTTTTAGAAAAGAAAGTGGAAGTGCCTATTGAAAAACCATATACTCCGTGGTGGGTTTGGATGACATGGGGTGTTTCAATCGTGATAGTATTTTGGATTGGTATGAAATTCTAAATTTGATTCAATCTTTTGTCTTAATGTTTCAATTTGATTTGCTAATTTGATTTCATTATCTTGCAGGTCTCTGATTCTTTTGTAGGCATGCAAAACGGTAGCATGAGTTTTGTTGAAAAATAAACCTATATTTGTTGGTCCCTCAATAGTATAGATTGTGGCCAGGTACATAATAATTTGTCTTTTTTCTTTTACTTCGTGTTTTCTAATTGGTTCTAATAATTTGACAGGCGGTATGTTATAATAATCACCTACCATTTTCCAAATCACTTCCGTGGAGGCTTTTGTTTTTCTTTCTTTTTTAGGTATTTTAAGATTGAAGAAGCTAGGATCTTCTTTTTCATTGTGTTTACCTTGAATTAGACCTGAAGTGATATAAGGTGATACTTTTTTTCGTTTTAAATCTTCAATGATACGAAGTTGTCTTATTCGGGGTCTCATTGAAATATAAAACAAATATCCCATTAACGCCACAATAGGCAAAGTAAAAGATATTGCTTGGAATAATGGATTTTCAAATATAGGATTCATTTTTTGCCTTCGTTTCTGTTTGATATTCCTTTTATCGTTAGAAATATAGCTATTGCTATGATTCCTATTACAATGTAGATGTAGATTGGATCGACTGGTTCCATAGTTATTTTTCAACCTCCTTTTGTAATGCTTCATAATTATCTTCTATGTAATCATACACTGGTTTTTTCCAGTCAGGTAACGAGTCTTCGTGAGCCATCTGTTCACCAAGCCACAGGAGATAGTCTGCAGGAACATCACTCATTTCTGTTCCTTTGTGTTTGCCAAAAGGCATCGGGCTTTCATCAGTTAGTTTCTTTATCTTCATACTCCTCTTCAATTATATAATGAATATTAGCAGTTGGAATCCACCAATCTCGATTTATATCTGCCCCATCACCGGTTACGATCAGATACCTTTCTTCATCAGAAGTACTCACACTCAATACATCATCGATTTTGATAGTTTCATGAATTGTATTTATTTTCTTATCACCTCTTATTGCATCTTCTATGACTTCCCGTTTGGAAACTGATTTTAATACGATTGTCACTCTGGTTTTTCTCATTTTATTTCTCCTCTTTTTCAGTCAATTGAGTATAACGAATATTTTCCCAAGGTATGAAATACGTATCAATACCATAACATTCAACCTTCAGGCATTCAGGCAAAGGTTCGACTTTCCAAATATTTAAAATAACAAGTGGATCTTCTGTATGACTATGATATTCAATATCACCAGTCACAGGATTGCTATATTCATCCGGTGGTGTTTCAGCTTTTAAATGTATTATTAATATTTTATTCATTGTACTTTGATTTTTGATTTTCCATTCTTAATCGAGACATCAAATAACCGGTCGGTGGCTTCAATAGTAGCTTCCCGGGATACTCTCTCGTCTGATACCATAATAATTTGTAATCCTAATTTATCACAAACTTCTTTTACCATTTGCAACACCCTGCGATTAGCTTCCTCTCCTTTCAAGTGTTTAAAAGGTTCATCCAATATTAACGTCGGACGGGAACGAGGATTTTCCATTGACCAACTCGCCACTCGCAGGGCGAATGAAGCTACATCTACCGCTCCATACCCACTCGCTTGCAGAGGATCCACCCGCGAATCATCCCGAGTGAAATATATATCACACTCCGTTTTATTTCGTCGTTCGACGAATTCCACCTCTAATTGATAAGGATCATCAAATACAGCTTCCAAAGCCGTGGTGGTTATATTTGAAATATGATATTGAAGCTGTTGTTGTGTTTGAATAGCCACTTCCTTCAATATCTCACGGGCTTTTTCACATCTCCTCAAACTCTGTTTTGCAGCTTTTTGTTTCTGTTTTACACGCTGTTTGTTTTTGAGGAGCTGCTGCTTTTGTCCTTTTCTTTGTTCTAATTTTTGTCTAATCGTTTGTAAATCCATTCTACAAGCCTATTTATTTTTATTTTATTTATCAACTCTCTGAAAAGTAAAGCCTTTTGGTATTTAGATTCTAAAAAAGCCCCTTCATCATACATCTCGGGCAAAAATCTTCTATGCCTTCTACCAAGTCTATAATACTTCAGACAACTTCTTTGTTCGCTATTTAAAAAAGGCTTTTTCATTAGTTTGGAAATATTTTAAATTTATCGAAATGCTCTCCATATAAAGTTACCTCTCCTTGATAATATTGATAGAAGGTATTTCCTTGTTTAATAGGATCAATGTTAATCCAAATCCAAACCGCAGGTGAAGCATTTGGAGCAAAATGAAATACCAATAAGTTAGAAGTCGTATTCATCTTCCAATTCCTTTATACCTTTTTCAATTTGTTTGTCATATTTTTCAATCTGCTCTTCAAACTCCTTTATTTTTTCCTGAGCTTCCTCCACTGATGAACATCCCCACTTTTTTTTCAGAGTTTGAATAAGATGAGACTTGGTTCCTTTTAATTCAGAGACTTTAAATTTACCCTCTTCAATCTCTTTTTTGAGCTTTAACAGCTTTTCTTCAGTCTTATTCATTTTCAAGTATTTTATACCGTTGTGAATACATAAGTGAATTTAATTGTTGATCATCGTAAAAAACATCCGGGTATTGTCTGTGGATAATATCCAATTCAACCTCAGTCCGGGCGTTTTTTATCTTTTGTATGATCTCATGTCTTTCTTTATTACCTAAGTCCTGCATATTTCAATTGTTTCATGTTTCTCAATGGTGGAGTTACTCCGTTTGGCAGATTACCTACTTTCGTTGAATTTGGTAGGATGTTTTGTGGCATCCCGGATCTTCTTTGCTTTCTGTTAACAAATGGGCTTACGATATTACCAACTTCTTTCGTATCACCTTTAAACGGAATGTTCTTTCCATTCCATCCTGCTTTGTACGTTCTTTTTTTACGGGTCATGATTTTATATATTTTATTAATCGTTCATATTCAGATTCAGTTATATAATATTTATCACTATTATACATTGTTACTATTGAATAATAAGCAATTGGTTTATCAGTTAATGGAGTAGTGAATAATTCAGGTCTGGTTATAGACAAAATGAAATCCAAATTAATATCAATCACTTTACTATTCGTGAAATCATTTTGACAAATACCTTTATGTCCTGAAGCGAAATATCCTAATGAATACATTTTCATATCACAGATTTTTGAATTCGTCTTCAATCTCCTTCAAATTATCCTGAAGTTTGAAGATGGTTAATTTAATGATTTCTTTCTGGTCTTTCACCGACATAATGTCATGAAGATGAGCAGTCGGGTGTTGATTTCTTGTTAGAAGTAAAGGAAAATATTTCCAATTCTGTTCACTGGTATCATCTACCATATTCTGAAGAACATTAATAGTTTCCTTTGTTCTTTTACCAAGCTCTTCAAGCTCTTTTGCTCTTTGTAGTTGTTTGTTTGTCATAACGTTTTTATTATATTATACAAATTATTTTTCAATTGCATCCCAAATAACTTCCATGACTTTATTTGATACTTTATTTTTTTGAGAAAATTCCTTCAAATTATCCTCAAAATTCAAAGATACTAACCACTCACTATCCAATCGCGAAATGAAAGCATCGAGACGATCATCCCGAGCTTGTTTTTTGTCAATATGTTCACGAGACACCACATCATCTGCGATTGGTAGGTACACAGGTTCAACTTTATTTTCTTCAGCATACCAAAGATATACACGGGGTCCATGATCAATTTGATCGGCTTTTGTACGGGTCATTGATCCAGGATTAACCAATAATCTACCGTCTTTTTTCACTACAAAAGGAATATGATTGTCTCCGGTGATGATAAGATCAAATTCCGGGTGGTCATCCAATAGAGTATGTCCGGTAGGTTCTTGACAATCAGGCCACGGTTGTTTTCCAATATAATTATATTTATGCCATACCAAAATGCTTCTTTCATATCGCGGGAAAAACAATGATCCTTCCTTTGGTTTATGCCCCCAATGAGCTTCATCTAATACTGTCAACGCTCCTGCTGCTTCTAATACTGCAATTCCTGATTTTTCCCATAATTCGAAATTATGATTTTGGAGGTCATGTTGACCATACACCGTGTGAAATCTGCCAGGTAAATGTTTTATTGTTTTTCTGATTAACCAAGGAGAGGGTTTCCAATGATCGAATAAATCACCTCCACAAACTACATCACAATCATGTTCCTTTTGTAACTGAGAAATAAAGTCAAGTTTTATGAATTGAGCAGACACAAAATCATCGGTACGGGCAGGGGGTTGTCGTTCCATCAAATGAATATCTGATACAATAATTAAATCCGCTTTTTTATTTTTACTTCTTTTTTGTCTTCTCATTTTATCAATTCTTTAACTTTAGCTATTTGCTCACCCAACCATTCAACACGAGATTGCTTATCCTCAGGATTCCAACAATAATACTTGTTAATATCTCTAGGAGGTAGATTATATTTTAGATATCGATTAAGTAACCTTGCTTCTTCATTATTCAATTTAGCTTCTTCATTAACAAGTACAGAGATAAGAGTGCAAAGTCCATTATCGTGGTATTGATAGAAATCTCCTGTAAATGAACGCAGAGTGATCAATAATTCCAATACCTTTGGTAATCTATGGTCATTAGCATCAAATCCTTTAACATCTGAATCTGTTTTTTCTAATGCCTGAAATGCCTTCTTCCCTGCTCTTATAATCATGGAATTATCTTGGAGTGATCCATCCAATATGACCCGGACGTTTGTAGAACCTTCATTTTGTCTTGCTCTTATTTCCTCTACTATTTTTTTAATTTGTTCATCCATCCAAAAGAGTCTCGGCCCAAGTTCAGGAGAACATGTTAGACGAGGAGGCATCGTTAGATGAGTAAAAGGATCAGTTATATGTTTATGAAAATCTCTTTCTGTCTTTCTTCTAATCTCCTCATCTATTGAATCCTTTAGACGATATATTGAATCCTTTTGTTGTTCCGTCATACGAGTGTGGATATATTCTGTCTTTTCCCCTTTCTTCGGGTCAGTGGTAGTGACGGATTGTAATTTTCTAATTTGCTCATCTAACCAATCCAAACGAGATTGTTTGTCATCAGGAGGCCAACAATAAGTACTGCCTTTCATACGAAAAGGAGGTAGATTGAATTTAAGGAAATCTTCTAATAATTCTAATTGTTCAGAATCGTCAAAATTCCCCATATTTACGAATTCACAAATCCCACGAGGTCCGGCATAATCATCATGGTTTGCAGCTTCAACAAGTCGTCTTAACTTGGGAAGTAGAGTGAGTAATTTAAATTCTTTATCATTTTTTCCTTTTCCCTCTATTTTCATAATCTGTTTTTCCAACCAATTAATACGGGATTGTATATCCTTCATATCCCATGAAAAAGCAAGTTGTCCCATGTTATTTAGGTATTTTCTTTCTGGCAAATTTTTATCTAAAAATTTTTGTACTTCATGATATTGATTTACATCTTTAATATTCTTAGCATTTGTGCAAAGACCAGAATACCGAGGTTCTCCTATCATTATTGAAAGTAACTCCTTTAATCCGGCTAATAATGTTTCATTTTTTGTTTCCATAATGTTTAAATTTATAGGTTTCTTCCATTTCATTTCAATTGTAATTGAACCTCCATTTCTAAGACGTTCAATATAAGAAGCAGATTCTGCTTCACTTATTTCATTTTTTACTATATTTGGTAATTCTTTCATGATTAATCTATTTTTGAACCGCATAAAGGACATTTTCCTTTCATATTTTCATGAAATTCTTCTTCAAGGTCTATTAATTTGTTTTCTTTACGTTCGAGCCTTAAAATCGTTTTATTTAAGTTTTCCATAATTTCACTCAATTCTTCTAACTCCTCATTCTTCTCATCCCTCTTCCCTATTATGCTAATTAACGAGTCAATCTGCTCTTCATGAGAAAGAAGGGATTGTTCATAATCAATATCCAATTGTACTTTTGATATTTCAGTTGTTAATTCTTGTAATTCACTGGCCTTCGTCAATACTTCTTTCCTTTTGTCATAGAGATTGAGAATGGGATCAATACGTTTTTCAAAATCCAACAACTCATCAAACGCATTAATCTTTCCATCCGTTTCCTCAATCTGACTTTTCAATTCTCGCAATTGTTTTTTACTTTCCTTATCGTTTTTCTTACTTTTTTCAATCTCTTCCAATACTTCAACCTGCGTTTCTATTTTATCAAGGTCTTTGTACTGAATAAGGTCTTGGTTTATTTCTTCTATGTCTTTTTCAATTTTGCTTAAATCCTGTTTATGCCCACTAATCCAACCATCTATATTTTTATATCCTAAATCAATTTGATTTAGTTGAGCTACTCGGTTGAAGTGTTTTGCCACTTCTCCGGGCGTTTTCGATATAAGGAAATGAGGATCAATTTGGTATTTAATATTGGTGTAATTTAATCGGAGGGCATCTGCGATTTCAGGAGGTACATCGGATTTAATTGCTTTGAATATTTGATTGTTTAGATAATATTCATTTTTCTTTTTTGACTTAACTCTGCCTACTTCATTACCTTCCGTTAATTGAATGACTGCTTTACTCTCTCCACCCCACGAAGAACGTATTGAATCTCCCATTGGGCGGTTTTCTATGATCCAACGCAAAGCTCTTATTATAGCAGATTTACCAGCATCTGATTCTCCTACTATGACATTCAGTCCTTTTGAGAATTCAAGCCGGGAATCCTCATGTGATTGAATGTTTTTTATATGTATTTTATTTATCATTTTAATGTGGCTTTGTAGAGGTTAGAAGTGAAAAATAATCGTTTCAATATCAATCGCTCACCCGTTATCTGTTCAAAAACAAGTCTTTTCCAATCGGGATCATTGGTGGTTATGACACATCTGTCTCCTTGTTTTAGATGATGATATAACCATTCTATGTTTTCCAACCAATTCATGTCTTTTTACTTTATTATACAAAAAATTCTAAATATAGGTGTGATTTGGATTATTGTAAATCTTTTCAGTCAGTCCTTTTTTATGTAGTCTTCTCAAAGCACTATACATTAATTGTATTTCTGCTACCTGATTCTTTTCATTCCTTTCCCAATTACTGTAAATATTACCTTTTCCAAATGGATTGAACCTCATCTTCGCTTTACCTTTTTCATTCACCTCAATCAGCCCCCATGTACCCGGCATAAGAATAACCTCTCCTTTTTCAATGATTCCTTTCTCACAAATAATAAACCTCCAATCACCCATACCATGGTGTGGTTTCATACGGAATCTCTTTTTTGTATCATTGAAAAAATCCGAACGGGAAGTCTTTGCTTCCAATAAGAATGAACCCTCACTTATAAAACCAATGACATCAGGTATTTCTCTAAAAGGTCCTAAACTGGTGAGTTCTTTGAATACTACCCCACACCGAGTATCCAACCATTTGTATCCTATTTCAACTAATTCATTATGACTCATAACTCTCAATAATTTTTTCTATTCATTGTTTTAATAACTTTCAAATTATCTGATTGTCCTAATGCCGTTTGATACACAGCCAAAGCATCTGCCACTCCATAATCTCTCACTTTTGAACCAAGTGATTTTACATCCATCATAGAATATATTTTCTCCTTCATCTCCTCTTTTGAAACACCTTTCCTATTGAAAAGGAATTTCTTGACATCATTTTCACTGTACCACTCAATTGCAATGCTTGAGGCGTATGACATCATTACATTCATACCAGCTGTCAGTCCTATGATTATAGCTCCATTGTAGGACTGTGCTCCGTGAGGTAATTCAGATAGTATCAACCAAATATCATATCTCTGTATTATCTCAGTCCACAATACATGAGCCAATTCTGTCGTACGTCTTATCAACTGGTCTCCTTTTCTGATTCTGCTTTTTTTATCATCCGGTTTAGTCTCAATACATCCATAATCCAATACCTCCCCTTCTAAATCAACGACTGCCCATCCCCAAGCTTTCAGCGATGGATCGAGTGTCAGGATGCATGGTTTATTCTTTTTTGATTGTCTTTTCATCTTATTTGTATGGTTTTGATTTTTGTTTTTACTGATTCTCCTATTACTGGTGCATATTTATTAACAATAAAGGCAAAATCCTTTTCCAAAGGCTGAGAACAAACTATATCATACCATGTTTCCTTTTCCTCATCCCACACTCCATATAGATTAACATATAATTCTTTAAGATACATTTGTACATCATAAGGATGTTGTCCAAGTACAGGAGTGGTTTTTCCATTTTTTGTGGTATGTAGTATTTTATCAGGAGCATTCTTTACTTTCATAACAAATACAAAAGGAAAATCTTCATTATTAATTTTTGTTGTATAATTAACCTCATTACCACAACGAGTTTTCAGTTCATACATCCCTTTTGAATATTCATCATAATCAAAATCTATGACTTCAGGTTCAATAGGTATTTTTTCTTCCTCTTTTGATAGGTATGATAATTCTCTTTTTATCACTCTTAGAATATTCGTCAGTTCTGTTAGGCAAAGAGCATATTTTCTATCGATAATCTCCAAATCAAATCCGTCAAGTAATTGGAACCCAATATCTATTTTTTCTTTAATAAGTTCTTTATCCATTTTTCTTTTGTTTTTTAGGTTTAATACGTCGTATGTCTTTTATGGATTTATAGCTGATTTTAATTTCAAATTCGTTATTGATGTCAAATACAAGGAATTGACGGTTTGTGGACTGGATGATTCCCGTGAATGAATTCAAATCAAACCAAATCTTTACCCATTTTTTCCTGTATTTTGCGCAGGTCTTTTCATTATAAGTCATTCCTCTTCCTCGTTAATCAATACTTGTATAATATCAATAAAATCAATACCTCCTTTTAAACTTTTTTCAAGTCCTTTCATCAGTATATCATAACTCTGACAGCGATTAAATCCTTCCACAATTTTAGACCGTTTTACTGGGTATTGCATCGAGAGGAAATCTGCAAGTGCAGGATTAATGGGCTTTTTGGTGTTAATTTCAATTGATTCAATTTTATCCATAATCTCATGTAGTAGAGACACTCCTACTTGCTTAGCATCCAAATCAGGGATATAATCAGATTTTATTAATGCACAACTTAATTCAATATGATATTCCTGACCGTTTTGGTGTTGAGAAACACGGTTTAATCCTACTTCTGTTAATAATACTATTTGTTTCATAATTCCTTTTTCTTTTTATTTCCATTTATCTCAGCCCATCCAGCCAATTCATTCTCACTCATAGTCTCAAATACCAAATTCGCACAATCGGATTTATTACAGACTGGGCAAATGTTTTTCCTGATCACATTCTCATCTGAATCCGTTTCTGTTTTCAATTTGTCATAAATGAATGTGGAATGGCATTCAGGACATTGGATTCTTACTAAGTTATAGGTGTATAGGTATTTGGTGTTATAAGTATCAATAGAAGTCACTTCAATCATATCGCAGGAATAATCTGTATGAACAATCTCATAGAATCCCTCTTTAATCCCTTTCATTAGTAGGTAAAGTTCTTTCATATCTAAGGCTCTGTCTATGATATACTCACGACGAAATCCATATCTATCACTCCAATACCCTCCGCTACAAGAACCAATGGTTGGTAAAATCTTGTCATACATATCGGCTTCTATCACTATATAGAATTGTTCTGCTCCTTTCATCTGTTCTTTGCGTTGATAATGAGGATTTTTACGGATTGAATTCCTGTTTATTGTTATTTTATATTCATTTTTCATCTCTTCTTCTTTTTACGGTTTGATACAAATTTTCTCTCAATCTCTTCCCACAAATCAATAACCTCTTCCTTCAACTGCTCTTCCAAGTCATCTTTCTCAATAATACGAATCGCTCTATCCATTTCATTATGCAAAGATTGTCCATCCAATGTATAAGTTTTATGAGAGGTGTAATCCTTGATGAATTGCAAATTGGTTCGTATATCATCAATACCATAATCATAATCAATGTAAATGGGAGCAGAGCGATAAGGCTTCCAAGTTGAATTTTTTGCCACATCAATTTGTGTTTCCACACCTACCACCTTTTTGATTTTTTTGCCTTTCGTATTTTTTTCTTTCCAAACTTTCTGGGCGTTATTGAATTGCAGTCGTACGGATGAATAAAAACCAATTGCCTCACCACCAGGAGAAGTGTATTTAGGGCCGAACGAATTCATCGTCTGTCTGATTTGATTACTACAAACCATCAAAAGATTCTTACTTTTTATGATCCGGGCAGTTTTACGCAGCTGTTCCGAAAATTCTTTTGCCCTACGCCCTCCCATCTTATCACCTTCATCCTTCTCCATTTCAAGGTCAGTAGAAAGAGCTGCCAATGAATCCGCAAAAGCTCCGTTAACAATATTTGTGTCCTCTATATTCCAATCCCTTACATTTTTGAATACCTCAGGTACCCTATCAGGTGTCTCATATCCC